CGTTAGTGCCAGCTGCGCCTTGATCGCCTTGTGAACCGTTGGTACCGTTAGTACCGTTAGTACCGTTAGTGCCAGCTGCGCCTTGATCGCCTTGTTCGCCCTGATTGCCTTGATAGCCTTGATAGCCTTGATAGCCTTGATAGCCTTGATCGCCTTGTGAACCGTTGGTACCGTTAGTACCGTTAGTACCGTTAGTGCCAGCTGCGCCTTGATCGCCTTGTTCGCCCTGATTGCCTTGATAGCCTTGATAGCCTTGATCGCCTTGTGAACCGTTGGTACCGTTAGTACCGTTAGTACCGTTAGTGCCAGCTGCGCCTTGATCGCCTTGTTCGCCCTGATAGCCTTGATAGCCTTGATAGCCTTGAAAGCCTTGATCACCCTGTTCACCCTGTTCGCCTTGATAGCCTTGATAGCCTTGATAGCCTTGAAAGCCTTGATCGCCCTGTTCGCCTTGTTCGCCTTGTTCGCCCTGTTCGCCCTGTTCGCCTTGATAGCCTTGATAGCCTTGAAAGCCTTGAAAGCCTTGATCGCCCTGTTCGCCTTGTTCGCCTTGTTCGCCCTGTTCGCCCTGTTCGCCTTGATAGCCTTGATAGCCTTGATAGCCTTGAAAGCCTTGAAAGCCTTGAAAGCCTTGATCACCCTGTTCGCCTTGTTCGCCCTGTTCGCCTTGATAGCCTTGATAGCCTTGAAAGCCTTGATTGCCCTGTTCGCCTTGTTCGCCCTGTTCGCCCTGTTCGCCCTGTTCGCCCTGTTCGCCCTGTTCGCCTTGATAGCCTTGATAGCCTTGAAAGCCTTGATCGCCCTGTTCGCCTTGTTCGCCTTGTTCGCCTTGATAGCCTTGATAGCCTTGAAAGCCTTGATCGCCCTGTTCGCCTTGTTCGCCTTGTTCGCCTTGTTCGCCTTGTTCGCCCTGATTGCCTTGATAGCCTTGAAAGCCTTGTTCGCCCTGATTGCCTTGATTGCCTTCTCCGCCTTCGCCAATTAATATAGGCTCACTATCATTAATCTTAGCGTATAAACCATCGTCATATTTAAATCTAATGTTATTGGCTCCATCGTTAAGAGCAACAGTATATCCATTAAATGGACTTGAATAAGTTGAATAAACAACACCTTCTCTTATCCTCATGCTTCCGTAAACGTCAAGTTTAATTCCATTTGAATTAGATGGCGCTGTATCATTTATACCTACAGACCCATTTCTACTGGCGGTTAAGCAGTCATTAAAATAATTTTCAGTTCCTAACCAAGTTCTTAAAAGAATGTCTCCAGTAGGAGCCTTTCCGCCAATTAATTGAACAACTCCAGCATTTCCTATTAGACTGTTTTTGCCAACCAAATCTATTTGTCCTGCGCCATTATCAGCGCCAACTGCGCCCCAGTTATCGGTTCCTCCTGTTATTGATAATACATTATCATCTACGTTTCTTCTAATTCCTATTGTAGATCCAATAATTAAACCGCCTTGGCTATTAACAGAGCTGCCTGAATTTGAATCACCTAATACACTTCCAGTAGCTATTCTACCGTTGATAACTAAATTAGTTCCGTCCCATCTTAAAAATTTACTCGTAGCCGCGTTTCCAATATAAAATTGATAAGCATTTTCTTGTCCTTCTCCCTGTGTGTTACCTAAGAAAAATCCATTACCAGAAAAAGCTGTTGCAGCATAGGTGATTCCGTCTGACTTAATATATCCTTGATTTCCGATAGTTAATCCATTAGCTCCAATTTTAGTTACGTTTTTATTATCACCAAAATAACCAGTCAACGCTAAAACATCTCCTCTTACAGACACTCCATTAAATTCAGCTTGACCATTGCCAACAATTCTAAAGCCAATAGATTGCGCGGATGGCTGCGTAGAAGTCTGCGCCCAAAGCCCGCCAACACCCGGAAACGAAGCTCCACTCGATGTGTGAGTAGAAAGACAATCGTAAACAATAAACGTTCCATTTGCCTGCTCAACCTTGCACTGCAATTGATCGCTAGGAGTAGCTTTGCCTAAACTTTTTTGTCTAAAAACTTTACCAGAAGTCCAAGTTTCAATGAAAGAACTTGATTGTAAATAAGCGTTTGCGTTGGCTAATTCAAGAACCTGAGAAGATAAAAAACCAGAAGTTATTTTTCCGGCATCAACAGTTTGAATTTGAGCGTTTTTAATTCTTACTACTTGATTAGGAGGATTTGATGGATCTTCTACAACTTCAAATGGAACTTCAGCGCTAACTCCATTCCATACTTGAAAATTGTCAGCAACCAAAACAAAACTTTTATCTGTTCCATCTGCTTTTAAAAGGCCAGAAATATTATTATTTCCATCTAATTTAAGCATTGGCCCAAAACTAGCAACCCAAGATGATCCTGATCTTACATATATTTTATAATTATCATCAGTATCATACCAAATATCTCCAGTGTTATAAGTTCCGCCAGTTGGAGCCGATGACTGATAATAAACTTTAGCTTTTCCGTCTGCGGATGTTTGCGCTCCTTCTGCTGATGCTTGTGCGGTTGCCGCGTTCGCAAGAGCTTCAGCCGCTTTTGCGTCAGCCAAGGCAGCATTAGCTATACCTAAGCTAGCATTTGTTGTTGCCTTTAATACGCTGGGCAGATTATTAGCGATAACGTTAAGAGAAATTCCAGCATTGATTCTTTGCGTTTCTTTGTCAGAATTGCTATAAAATATGAATTGATCCTCATTGTTTAACTGAGTCGCCAAAGGAAGTTCTGTTATTCTCTTGCTCATACTTATATTTACATTAAGGATTGATAGATTCGTTAGTATAAATCGCGCTTAACGTTGGCTGATTGTAAGCTCCAGATATTAAGATACCTGTCGATTCGGTAATCTCAAACGACCAAGATGTTTGAATTATAGACTTGTCGCCAATTTGACCATTAATTGAATACGAATCTAATTTGGCGTTCTGTATCTTTACTCCTAGTTTTTTATCTTGGTTGGAGTTTTTAAACAAAATGTCAAAATCATAACCAGCAGCGGACACATCTTCTTGCGTGAACTTCTCATTAAGCTTTTCAGCATCAAAAGAATTCACTATAGAATCCAAAGACATTGTTCCCACTATTGGTTTTTGAATCTTTCTAGCAAAAGGATAATTGCTGCCAAATCCATAAAGAGCTTTTCTTTCTAAGTTAACCGCAATATCTAACGATTGAAAATTATCGAATACAAAACCAAACTTAATTCCCGCTGATCCGCTGTTGTTTGTAGCGACAATACTTGTTGAGTTGTAAGGGCAACCTCCATCAAACACTCCAGTAAATGCGTTTTGAATTCTAGTTGGTCTAGAAGCGTTATAAAAATTAAACCCATATCTCTTGTTTTGCGCTTGCGAGTCTTCTCCCGCCAGAGCTGTATTTACGGCTGGAACATAATTTGTAGCTGAGTAGTTCGTAATCTGCGCGTTAGCGCCAACGTATTTGCAACTAACTTCGGCCATTTGACCAACAGACGTTCTAATACTATAAGAACCTAAATACGTATTACCTATTCCCAAAACATTAAAATCAGTTGGAGTAAAAGAAGCTACAGCATCTTTAGCTTGATCGTTAGCTATCATTACATAAAAGTTTCTATCTTTATCGTCAGTTAAAATAGTATATAAAGGATTTGTGTAGGCGTTATCAGTAAAATCTAATCCTAAATGTTTTTCATTCCATCCGTCATTCAATAAATAAGAAACGTCCAATTCTACATCTGGAGATAATTGGCTATGTCTTGCAGCAAACGCTGAAGACCCAATCTGCTTTAACGGCTGGCGATCCATATTAAAAGAAAAGCCATAGCTCTGAATAAAGTCTAAGCGAGAAACTGCGTTGCCAGTGTTACTCGCAGTAACGAACGCATCCCGCGAACCAACAAACATCATTTCCATTTCGTATGAAATTAGTTTTCTCATTAGTAAGCCTTTCTTGCCCCAAGCGGATCTTCTATTAGAGTTAAAGAAATATCATTTACGTTTTTGTAAACGAACGTGTGACTCCATTGATTTGAAAAGAAGAGTTTGTTTTGATCGTAAATCTTTGGAAACTTATATTGGAATTTTCTATATCCTTGTTTACCGCATAAAAAGTGCAAAATACATCTAGCCTCGTTATCCGAAATTCCTTTGAAATCTAGTTTTAATGATTTTAAAACATTAGCGTGCATTCCGAAATCAGCTCTTTTCGTGAAAGAATACGGCAGCTCTGTTTTGATTACAGATGTTTCTTTTGATACTTGAGCTGGATAAGTTGGCTGAAAGAAAAACTCTTTTGTAAATTTCGAGTTAGAGATCGCAGTATTTTCGCCTACGCTAATGTCACCAGTGACATAGTAAAAAGAATCGTATAAATTGTTTGCATTTGCGGCGATATTTCTTACTACATCAAATCTAGAGTAAGCTACTCCAGCAGAATACTCGCCTTTCATATTGCTACCTGTAACGTAAGCAGTGTCCCATTTTAACAACGACGCAGCTTGATCAGAACTCAAAGATACGCTAACTGTATGAAGATCGTTTTCATTAAATGAGTTTTCGATATTGTCGCAAAACATACGAATCGGTTTATAAATTTGAGCTGGATCAGTATATAAGAAATGACCAGTACCATTTAAAGATTCAATGTAACCAAGTATTTTGCGCGCATCTTCTTGCTTTTTGTTCTCAAACGGAAGATTCATTTTCATTTGCAAATGATTCAATCCTTTTGGCATAATGTGCAGATAGTTATCTGTGGTAGTATATGCCGACAAGTCTGCGGAGAATTCAACTGTAGCGCCATAAGAAGGCGTATAGTCTAACGTTGCAGGTATAGACCCAGATATATTTTGATCTCTATCGTAAAAGAAAGACATTAGATGAATCCTTGATATGTAAGAGTTATCACCAAATCATCGGTAGAAGATGTATTTAAAGTTTCTGATATAAGCTCCATATTGTCCATTGTAAATGTAGCTAATGAGCCTATCTCTATAGTAATCTTTCTACTATTAGAATTCAACAAGTAGTCAAAAGCCCTTTTAGCTTCATAGTCATCAACGCCGATAGTAAAATCAGCATTTACTTTAAACGGTTTAACTGTAACAACTTCCATTGCGCCGCTACCTGTTGGATGATAGTAAGCTTCTCTTTTGCATTCTAACGAATAAGTAAAGGATTCAATTCTGTTAGTGCCGCTTCCGTCGCACTCGATTCTAATATCACCGGGCCTTACGACTCTCAAAGCTCCAGTTTCAGAAGCTCCATTTCCTCCAAATTCATCTCCTACGTCTCCAAATATAGAGAAGCTTGCATTTAGATTTGGGAAATTGCCAACAGAAGCGGCAACTGAATACGATGTAAGGTAAGCCGAATTAAAGCCAAACTTTTTTCCTTTATAATCTACTCCTCCAACTAGAGGATTTAATCCTGTAAAATTTAAAAAGAAATCGGCAGGAGATAAGTATTTCTGAACGCTTAAAGAAGATTGCGGCGCGCTAGAAGTGAAGGTTTTAAACTTTGAATAACCAATGACACTAACATGGTCAACTGGAAGAGAGTAGCCAAAATTAACACTATTAACGCCAAATATTTTGTGGCCGCTAATGTATAAACTATTATCGTAATTAGAGACTGATGAATTTTTGCTCATTATCTACTTCTGAGTGCTCCCCCTAAACGTTTTTCTTCGTTAATGGTTTCAAGCACTACAGCCTTAATCCGTTCTCCCATCTTCTTATAATCTACGCCACCTTGTGATGTTTGACCTTGTGACTCACTAGAAGAACTACTGCCAGAAACATTAATGCTAATGTTTACTGCGGTTCCTGTTTTAGAGTCAATTTTTGCCTTAGAGTCTGACGATTCTACGGTAGCGTCCATGCCAACTTCGCCGCCATCCGCAAATCTAGCGCGACCAGTATTCATTGAGTCAAGATACTGTTTGCCGTACTTACGGGTGGTGGCGCGATTCATAACGTATTCGCCGCCCATTAATAAGGCTGGAATATCATCTGTTGGTCCGCCACCATTGTTAAATCCAGCGATCATTCCGCCATATGCTCCTCCTCTATATCCAATTGCATTTCCAACTCCAACGCGAGGTGCAGAATTAAAATATAAACTTTCAAATTTATCATTTGGAATCGCATTTGCCAATCCTTGATTATTTAAAACAGTATTGTTTAAATTTTCAATTCCACCTTTAAAATTATTTTGCCCATAATCTAATTTCGTTGTTGGTTTAGTCTTCATTGCTGATCTTAATTTTCCAGCTCCATAAGCAACAGCAATAGAAGCCACGGTAGAAATAATCTGTTGTTGCATAGCTTTTCTTTGCTGTGTTCTGTAAGCTTCTCTCTTAGCGATAAGATCTAAACCTTGTTGTTGAGCACTAGTAACTTCTCCTTTAATAGTATCTTCGTTCATCAATCCAAATCTAGAGAGTCTAGAGCTTTGATCTTCAAGATTAGCGTAAGCTGTTGATCCAGTTCCTTGCAATATATCAGTAGCGCCGCTTGTTGTTGTTTGATTTGCAAACTTAGATAATTGATCGTATCCAGAAATTGCTGATCCACCACGAACACCAGGAAGAAAAATGCCACCATCATTCATCTTGGCGATATTTTCCGCGCCATATTTTTGAACGGCAGATTTACGCATAACGTATTCACCAGCGCTTAACATTGCTGGTACGTCATCACGGATTCCAGATCCGCCAGTAACCATACCGCCAGTAGCGAATTTTTTAACGTATCCTCCTTGAGATCCTCCAATAGCAGCAGTAAAACTTCCAACTATATTTTTAGAGGCAGACTCTAACATTGCGGATTGAATTGTTTGCAGGAAAGATTTAGCTACATTTTGTAAAGCTTCTCCAATATTATCGGCCCCAGAAAGACCAACTTTCATAGCTTCAGTTAAACCGTCAGCTAATGCTTTTGGGGTATCTTGCCCAAGTATTTGTTGAAATGTTTTAGCTTCATCTAATAAACCAGAACCTTCGATTCTCAGGTTTTGTCCGATAGTGTTAGCTTTTCCAGTTGTTAAGTTAGAGCGCTCTTCCAAAGAAAGATCTTTAAATTCTTTACCTTTAAGATTTTGTTTTAATACAGAAGCTTTGGCTTGTTCCCTTAAATTAATTGAAGTTCCAGAGTAAGCGTCTCCTTTAGATATTGTAGATATAATTTCACTACCTAATTGATTTGATATTTTAGTTTTTTCGTTTTCTGTAACCGCCGCTAAATTATTATATTGAGCCGTTAACTTTCTTGTGGCATCAATTAAACTAGATTTTTCTAATCTAAGTTCATCTGCTACTTTTTGATCTAAAGCCAATTGACTTATTTGAGAATTATATGCATCTTGAATAGTAATCTTTCTTCTGATTTCGTTTCTTTCCGCACCAAATCTTTGTCTCGTTAAAGCCACATCAACTTTGTTGTTTTCGTTTTTATCGTTTTCTGATCTGACTAAAGCGTCTTCTGCATCCGTTAATTTTTTAGCGATATTAGCTCGCTTTACATCTTCGGTATAACCTGTTTTATACTGCTCCAAAGTAACTTTTTTAAATGCCGTTAGTTCGTCATCAACTTTAGCATTTTTAGCCATGTTATCTACTTCAATACGAGCAGAGATTGCTTTATTTTTAGCGTCGATTTCGTATTTTTGGGCAGCTAACTCTACATTTTGAGCGTACAGTTCATTAGCTTGCGTTGAGTTTGCAATGATGCTATTTAAACCTTCTATTTCTTTCGCATTCTTATCTGTTTGAGGAATAGCTTTTTCAATAGCAGCTTTAAATAACCTGTTCGCTTCTCCGATATCGGCTTTTCTTAAAGACTCAGCTGCTGGTTTTAAACTATCTAAAACTTTTGTTTGAGATTCTATACTTGCTTTCGCAAAACCAGGTATTAAACTAGCCGCCGCTTGTTGCCCCTCTCCTTGGTTAATTTTAGATAAAATTTGTTTTATAGTATCGTCAGATAAATTTTCTAATGGCCCTTTAGCATCTTTTCCTAAATCATCTCCATATCTTGGTATAGGTATTTTTCTATTATTTACAAAAGGGTTTTCTAACGCAGAAATAGAACCCTTCCTAGCTACAGAAGAAGGTCTTGAAAAATCCGAATTTAATATTGATTTTATATTAAAATTTGATTCTTGATCATATGATTCTCTATTTATAAATGGACTATTTTTTACCAATGGCTTGTAAGACACAAGAGATCCTTGTTCTTTTGCTTTTTGAAGAGAAGTTCTTACAGATAAAATACTTAATTCTCTTTCTTTTTTCGCTTCCGCGTTTATTCTTTGTTGCGAATTTATTAATTCTTTTTCAATTTTTTGTTTTTCAGTAAGAATTGAATTATTCTCTCTAAGTTTTTTAGATTCTTCGTCTAACGTATTAATTCTTCTTTGATAAGCGTCGTTTATTAAAAACTCCTGTTCTGCTTGTCTGGCTAAAATAACTTCTCTTTTTTGAAGTTCTCTAACTCCGCCCGATTCACGTAAATCAATATTTGTTTCAGCTCTCTTTTTTGCTTTTGCTACAACTTCTTCCAAAGGTCTCCTTGAAACTTCTCTAAAAGCATTTAAGTCAAATTTTCTTACTTTAAGTTCTTCTCCTAATTCTGGGCTAGGAATTGTCTGTAATTTTGTAGATTGTGTTAGAAAACTTGTTAATATATCTTTGTTTATTTTTTTATCTATCCCAACGCCTTCAACGCCCCCCATTGCTCGGAGTACGTTTAATATATTTTGTATTTCTGACTCACTTAAACCATTAGCATCCCCGCTGCTAGATGTTACTCCTAAACTGTTAGCTTGATTTAAAACTTGTAGTTCAAGGGATTGTTGTTCTTTAGCTTCTTCTCCTTTTGTTTTTGCATCCCCCAATAAACCTAAAATCTTTTCCGCAGTTAATTCTTCTCCTGTTTTTTTGGCCTGATCGCCCAATTCTTTTAATTGCTTGGAAAATCTTTCTCCTTCTGTTTCTAGTGAACTTATATATTTGCCTATTACTGGAGCTAAATTAGCAAAAGCAGATGTCGCAACGCTTACTACGGCAACCAAAGGATTTATTTTCGTGCCTATAAAAGAAAGCCCCGTAAACACGGTCCCTAAAACTCCTCCAGCAGCTTCTAAACTCATTGCAGCTCCTGATCCTTCTTTAGCTAAAGATTGCATTGCTGATGTAGCTCCTACTGCTGCCGCTTGTAATGCGAAAAATTTTGTAGGATTAAATTCTTGTGGCTCTTTATTTGCTTTGCTTGTTTTTGAAACAGGTACTCCTTCTAAACTTGGGAATGGCAAATTTTTTATATTTGCCGCTGGACTTGATTTTATTTTAGATATAAAACTTTCAGTATTTGTTAAAAGATTTTTTTGCGCAGTTTCGTTTAACCCGTAAGTCACAGATAAAGACTTTATCTTTTCTATTAAATTATTTTCGTTAATTGATCCATTTCTATAAGCTATCTGACTTAAAATAATTTCTTTAGTTAGTTTGTTCTTTGCGTCGCTTAAAATATTAGATGACTCTATTTCTTTTTTTTGTCCTGCAATTGAATCTAACTCTTTTAGTGCGGCTCTTTTATCTTTTCTATTACCCCCAAACATTCCTGAGCCTTGAGCTGGTTTATCGTCGGCAAAATTTGGAATCTTCCCATCTGGTTCGTCTCTTGTGTTAATGACGGCAAATCCTTCTGGATTTTTTCCATTTTTTAATCTTGCGTCTTTTGTGATGCGGATTTGAGAAGGATCTAATCCAGCCGCCATTTCTCTTTCAACGGCAGCTTTTAATGGGTCTGCAAAGTTAGGAATGTAACCTAATGAAGCGGCTCCTGTTTGAAAAGACTCAGGATCAATAATAGCGTTTTCTTCTAAATTCGCCTTTACCATTATGCTGGACATTTTTTTGCCCGCATTATTTTTTAGCATACCTACTTTTTTAACAGCGCCAGGATCAGTTCTAATTTCATCAAATAAACTTAAAAGTTTTGTAGATTGTTTTCCTTCTTTTAAAATTGTCCCCAATGTTTGTTTAATCTCTGATTGTCCTTGTTTTGGATTATTGTCAAAAGCTTTATAAAAAAGAGTTGCTCCATCAATTTGTGAAGTTTCGTTAAGCGAAATAGATTGTCTATTAGCTTTTGTTGCCTTTATTATTTTATCTGGAGCGGTATCTTGGTTGCCGTTTATTAATTTGGCTAATATACTTTTTCTAGCGTACTCATTAAAATTAAGTTTAAGATCTCCCCAAGATCCTTTAACACCTAAAGCATTTTTTTTGTCTTGAGGGGCTTTATCTAAATCGCCAGGATAAAAATCAAAAATTGCGTTCGATCCTCTTGTTTCAGGCACGCCCAAATAATCACGGACTCTTTCTTCAAAATCATCTCCAGCTATAGTAGATGCTGGTCTAACTCCTATTTCATTAGCAAAATTTGGAACGTATCCACCAGCTGCTCCGAGTTTTTTAGCTCCAGCAGGAAGGCCAAATGATCTAATCATATCTTGGTTAAAGATAGCCGATCCACCGTTAGCGTAATTAGGCACAATATACTCGCTAGTATTAGCGATCATTGTTCCCTTTTTGCCGCCACCAAAAGCAAAATTTGGAATAGAAACTACTTTAGATGAAGAGCTAGCTCCTCCAACTCCACGGCTAACATCGGCGGCTTCTTGAGCTGGTAAATATCCAGATGAGCCTTTCTTTACAAGTTTCCCTGATGTCGCGCTAAATCCACCTGTTTGAATAGCTGGGGCAAGAGCGACAGATATATCTCTAACCTTTTTTAAAGCAATTTCTTGATCATTATAAATTTTCAACAAAGCTTTTTCTTGCGCTTTTCTATCTCCAGCAAGAGAGTTCATCCGCTGCATTACGCTTTCGTTACTAATCAATGTATTATATACCGCTTGCTCTAAAGCCTCTCTTTCTTTTACTTTAGAATTTAATCCTAGAATAGTCTGTAAAGATTCAGCCCCGAACTGAATAATATTTTTTGTTAATATTACAAACAAAGCAGTCAATACAGGAATACCTACTTTAAAAAACACTCCTCCTAAGCCGCTAATTAAACCTTTTGCTATATTTCCCCCAATTCCTTCTGAATCTATAACACTATTAATTGACGATACTAAATCCCCGAAAAAGTTTAACAAACCTTTTAAATTATCCGATACTCCAATTCGTCCTATTGAATTTGCTAATTTATCCGTGGAAACAGAAACGCTATTGATTATCGCATCTAGCGATTTATTTAATTCTATTTGTCTTTGATAAGCTTCACTACTTGCATTAGAAGATGTTGTTTTTGATTTATCAAATTGACTTTCCGCAGAATTTAAATCTTGAAGTAAAGCATTTAAAATGTTGATGTTGTATTTGCTACCTACCGCTTCTAATGCTTGAATTTTTTCTGTGCCAGATAGAGTATTTAAAGTTGACGCCAATTCTTTAAGGATTGGAACGACTGGTCTTACGTTGCCAGCAGCATCTACCGAAGAAATGCCTATTTTTTGTAAAGCTTGAATCGTATCTTCAGATCTGATTCTTGTGAAAATAGATTTAAATGCGTTACCAATTACAGCGCCACCACGCGCAGTCTTTTCTTGAACGGCTGTAATTATGCCGTTTAATTCGTCAAAAGATACGCCAACATCTTGAGCGATAGATCCAGCGCGAGATAAACCGTTAGCTAAATCAGCAGCAGAAACGGCGAATTTGCTATCTACGGCGACTAATTTATTTAAAATCTCTGAGGTTGTTAATCCTGAACTGCCGAAAGAATTTACCGCAGCAGTTAAAACATCAACAGCATCAGCCGCGCTTAAAGAAGTGAATCTAGCCAGCGTTAAAGCATCGTTAGTTCTAGATAAGGTTTCCTGCAAACTTAAACCTTGACGAGAGAATTCAACGGCGGCTTCGCTTGCTATTTTAAATGATTGTCCAGTATTTTTCGCCAATTCAAAAAGACTATCACCGAAACGATTAAGCTCATCTCCGCTTTTTCCGCTAACGGCACCGATTTGAGCTAAACTTTTTTGGACTTCTATTGTCGTTGTTACAAGGCTTGCAAAGGCGTTTTGAATACCGTTTATGATACCTACCGAAGCGCCGAAGGCGATAACACGAGCATTAGATGCTGCGATAGACTTTTCAAACTCTGTAGCAAGCCCAGTAACCCTTCCAAGTGGCTGAGATAATTTTCCTAATGACCCTTCATTTAATTTAACATTAGCTTGTATATTAAGCGGCTTAAGCGCCTTTTCTTGCGCTTGAACAGACTCATTAATACCAGTAACTTTTCCTTGAATTGATAGTATGTTTGCCATCCTTTAACCTTTTGAGTATTTTACACTCAAAGATTAACCTTCGCCATGTAATTTCATTAGCTCTTCCATATTAAGAGTTTTTTTCTCTTTCATCAACTTATTAAGAGAAGTGCCCTTCATGTTGTTATCGTCCATATCTTCTTTACTTGCGCCGAATACCATAGATGCGCTAACATCTCCTTTTGGAGCGTGTTTAGAATCAAAGTCTTTTTTAGCGGTAGATTTGTCCTTATACGCTAGTAAAGCTTCAGGGTCTTTTCTAATATTGTCAGGAATATTCTCTACATTGTCAAATATACTCTTAAATATCTTACCATACATTATAATTCTTACTTGAAAATCAGTAAGTTTTACCATAGGCAAACCAAAGAATTCTGTCGGATAATCAAGTACCAAAAAATATTGATTAAAGAAGTCCATCAGAACAGTTTTCTGGATATTAATATCCATAAAGTCGTGCATGAATGTGTTATAAAGCAAGATAAACTCTACTAATTCCTCGTAAGACATATCCTCAAAGTCTTGTATCGAAAAAAATTTTTGTTTCAATTCTTCGTCTTTGTAAAAAGACTCGTAAATAATATAGTCGCTCGATCTATTTGAAGCGTACTCTTCTACAGTTTTTCCTAAAACGCTTCTTCTTTCTGTTAATTTAGCTATCAACTTTTCTTTTTGCTCGTCTATTACTTTCTGAATCTCTTTAATCTCTAAAGATTTAAAAAGATTTTTTTTAGTAACATTCAACCGTTCAATATAAGATTGAATTTTAGCGATTTCTGCTTCATCGTTATCGCTCCAAAAACCTTCTTTTTTTGCAGTTTCCAACGACTGTTCTTCTGTAGGTATCCCCTTATCTACCGCTATCTTATGAAACTGTTTGTACCTTAAATCAAAAATAGCTTTTTCATTGCAGCCTAAATGCTTAACAAAAATAGGGCTACTACGGTATTCAGCCGTTGAGTAGCCCTTAATGATTTCTGTAAACCTAATAAATAGGTCTATTTCACTCAAATTTTCCCGCTGCAATGTCTTCGTCTAGTTTTTTGAAGTCGTCTTTAGAAACTGTTTTACTGAAATACCAAAAAGAAGTGAACGTAATCAGTTTAGTGTAAACCTTTGTGAACAGCGGATCGCCGTTTTCATCGAGATCCGAAAGAGAGTCTAGTTTTTGTTCGTACGTTGATCCTTTAAACATTGGTTCGATTGGCCCATTCGCAACTTGCTTATGAGTCATATTCAAACAGAACCAGCGAATAACGCTGTTTTGCGCAATAGTATCAGCGGTATTGTTAAAGAAGGAAAGATAAACAGTTTCAAGATCAACAGCTTCTTTTCTCAGAACTGCGATTTGTTGAAGAACGTCGTTTTTCTCTAAAGATTCAGAGCCATCTTCTGTTTTCATCAACATATACTTTTGTTGTAATTTACCAATTGCGGCGTAAAGACTACTTAAACGCTGTGAGTCGTCTTGTGAAGAAAGACCTCCAGTATCAGAATACTTTTTAAGCAACATACCTTTTGTGAGAATGCCTTTCTTTACGCAGTTAGAAAGCTCAATGCTGAATTGAAGATCAGAGTCTTCAATATCTCTGCGCGACGGCTGCTTAAAAACTACGCGATGCGGAACTTCTTCTGTTACTTTTTTAGTAATAGTAATGGTCTGACCATTTTCTTCTTTTGTTTCTGTGACATCAACTTCTTTTGGAAGCATGACTGTGAAATCGAATAATTCTTTCATTGTTTAAATGTGTGTTGAAATTCTACTCTGATAACTTCCAAATCGGAAGACATCTTTCTGATTGATTCGTTGCCCATGTCTAGCACGCGCTTGCGTAACCAACTCATTTGATCTTCGTCTAAATAGTTTGCTTGGCGCACAACTGGCTTAAAAGAATCTGGGGCAGAGGTGTATAGCAGAGCAAATTGCCTATCATGTTCATGCTTAATATCTTCTAAAATACCAAGCATCCTCTTGAACAGATCAGAGGTGTTCACCTTAACTTTATCATTTAAATATTCTTTGCCTGTCATATCCTTTTGCCTTATTATATATTACATTTAAAATCCAAAGTGTAAAGTAAAATATGGCGACTTCATACATTTCTGCTACACAGAAATCTTTTATTAATTCCGCAATGGATGATATCCATGAAACATTTTCGCGTGAAATTACTGTTATCATGAATCCAACAGTTGTTATCATATCTACTTCTCCTACCTACAACAGCTTCTACAAGAGAGATTTAGATAACACAGCATACAGTAGCTTAACTCCTCAGTCGTTTACATTTAAAGCTAGAATCAAGTATGTTTCAAATGAACAAAGCGTGTTTCCGGGTACCTTAGATCAACAAAAAGTTATTTATCCAACAGGCTCTGTTAAAATCAAAGTTCAGTATGATGCTTATGTTAAACTAAAAGAAGCTAGAAAAGTTGATCTTGATGGGCGCAGATATTCTATAGCTTCTGATTACAAGCCTTATGGTATGTTTGGCCCACAATACTATTCTTTCTTACTGTCTCCTGTTGACGAATAATTTATGGCGTTTCAATTAGATAAGTCAGTTAAAAGGCAAGTTGCCCAATTAGTTAAAGAAGATTTCGATAAAAAGATCGAAAGAAGTTTTAATAATATTAAAGCTGAGATGATTAGAGAGCTAATGAATCATGAAATAACTAAAGAGATTTCAATTGGCGTAGGAGCGTCAAACTCAAGCAACACTTTAGGTGGCTATGGCAATTTGTTTACTTTTATTGGATTTGAAGCTGGCACTTCTCCTATTGACGCTATTAAGCGAGAATTTGATAAAACAGTTATTAGATTTCGCACATTAACTGATGATGGTCCAATCTGGAACATTTACCTGCCAGCTCCAGAAGACATTTGGGACGTTACTCCTATGCCTTGGGCCGAAGGCAGAAGCTGGGCCAAAGGCATTGAAACTGGCATTTCTGGCGTAGGTTGGTATCTTTATAATCAAAAGAAAAACTATCCACAATCTCGTTCTGGCCCGGCTATTCAAGTTAAATCAAAAATTGCCTCGAAAGTTCGATTTAAAAATGTAAAATATATTAGCGACATTCTCAACCGCTACGAAAAGAAATTCTCTCAACTAGATGAAACCACAATACCAACATAACGTAGCCACTTCATTCGCTTTGTGGTTTGACCATCACCTTCTTAGCGAAGGCGAAGCTTTCTCAAATCAAACAGGTAAATTTTATAACTATGAAGATCCAAGAATATCAACTGCCTACAAAGTTTTTGGAAGTTCTCATAAACAATTCGTCTTTGATTCCAGTGTATCTGGAGCAATTGTTCCCTCTGGTGTATTCGTCAATTCTGTTTTCAAGCCTAGGGGCGGCGGGTTGGTAATGGATTATCTTAATGGCCGCGTTTTAACTACTGGAGTTGCCGCCACAGCTAATGTTACAGGAGCTTACTCTGTTAAAGATTTTAGCATCTACATGAGCAATGAAGATGAAGACGATCTTATCATTGAGAACAATTTTGACGAAAACCTCAAATTTCCTCGTAGCGGAACTTATATTCAGCCTTACGACGAGATTATTCCTGCTGTTTTCATTGTTTCTGATTCTATCAAAAACAAACCTTTCTCTTTTGGCGGCGAAGACGAAACTCGCTCTATTATGAAATGCGTTGTTTTCACTGACAATCCATATCACTTAGATGGGGTCTTGTCGCTTTTTGCAGACACTCAAAAGAAAGTATTTACCGAAAAAGACTTTGGCGAATATCCTTTAACTGAATACGGCGACCTTAAATCTTATCCGTACAATTACAGCGATTACTACGCTAACCCAAATCCTTCTGTTGAGCTGTTTATAGACGACGTTACTGTGTCTAAACTTAAAGACACTAGATCAAGATCGTCTAATGTAAAAACCTATATTGGCTTTATTGATTTTGAAATCACCCAATATAGATACCCTAGAGCATAAGGATTCCATTTCTAGGCAAAAGAATGTAAAGTATTTAAACCTTCTCTTAACTTTTAAAACTTATGGCACGTAATAGAGTAATTTATCAATCAGAAGCCCTTTTCGTTAGCGATGGTACTCTTGTACCAACAGCTACTCATGCGGCTAACAACATCAAGCAGTTGCACCGTGTACAATCGGCCAACTATGGCTTCTCTGTCGCTCGTCAAGATATTAACCAATTTGGTAATCTTGCTCGTATTGACGCTATCATCTTGGAACCACCTACAATTAACCTTGACTTCTCGTATTACCTGACCACAGGTAACAACGAAACCGCTCTTGGTTTCAGCGTAGGAACTGGCGTCGGAACAACTTTGTCTTTTATTAGCGGTCTTATTGACTCTACACAGACAAACGACACTGCAACAGTTTCTGGTCGTAACTTCCACATTTTCACCGCTCCAGAAGGCAATGACGCTGCTGGTTCTGCTGGCTCCACTTTGACTGGTGCCGCTTCTAGCACCATCACAATCGGCAACGGTTTCGTTACCCAATACGGTATCGAAGCAGCTGTTGGTAGCATTCCTACCGCTTCAGTCACAATTGAAGGTTTGAATATCAATGTTGTTGAAGGCAACAGCGGCACTCTTCCTTCTTTGACTGTAGAAACTAGCGCTACTGGCTCTAATCAGTTCGTTCTTCCTGCTCCAACTACTGGCAGCGTAGGTCTCTCTGCTCTTCGCCCCGGCGACATTACAATGGAATTGGTTGATCCAATTATCGTTGATATGCCAACAGGCGTTGACTCTGGTAATTCCGCTGCGCATATTCAATCTTTCTCGATTGATATTCCAATTGGCCGTACCACACTTCAACGTCTCGGCAATCGTTTCGGCTACGCTAAGGTTATCGACTTCCCAGTTGAAGTTACCGTTAACGTTTCCGCTATTGTTGCTGACTTGAAAGCTGCTGGTAATCTCTTCTCGTTGGTTAACAACGACGATTTCAAGACCTTGAAATTCGCTTTCAGAGATCCAGCTAATGCTGAAAAACTTGTTTACCAAATCAGAAATGCCAAGCTCGTTAGTGAAAGCTTGTCTTCTTCGCTTGGTGACAACAAGACAGTTGATCTCGTGTTCACATCGCAGATCGGTGCGCCACAAGACTCCACAAACGGCGTCTTCGTTGCTACAGCTTCCTAAACTAAATACCCCATAAACAACAAAGCCCCGAAGAAATTCGGGGCTTTTTTATTGGTTAGATTTTTTTAAACAGGAGGTTGAACTAAAATCCAGTTTAAAGAAGCTTCGTTCCACTCATGAAGTTCTCCGCTTGGGCATGGCACTGGAGCTTGCCATCTGCAAGTTTGTTCGTTTAGAACGAATGATGGAAACGGTTTAGGAGAAATAAAAGCATCTCTAGAAGAATCATAGGTATCTCCTATTCCTGCGTAATTTTTTCTAATAGTTCCATTATAACTTGTTTGAATCCAAGTTCCTCCAAGTTTAAGGTCACTAGCTAAGAACTCTTGTCCGCGATGCTGTTCTTCATCAGGAACAACAAGAACTCTTAATACTAGATTTTGCGAATTAATTTCTGCGAAGTGTGCCATAAAATTTTTATTAAGCTCCTAAGTAACTAATGATAACTACTCCAGAACCTCCGTTTTGTCCGCCGTTAGAATTTGTTCCGCCACCGCCACCACCGCCAGTTCCAGATTGGCCAGCTGTTGCGCCAACGTCACTTTGCCCTACGCCACCAGTGCCACCACCTCCAGAACCAGCGCCTCCTCCAACATAATATCCAGCGCCACCACCGCCTCCAGCGTAAGCTGTACTAGTTCCTGAAATATCGTAAGAAAGACCAGATCCGCCAGCTCCTCCTTGAAGATTTCCATCAATAGCGTTTCCGCCTACAGCTCCTGCGCCACCACCGCCGCCGCGTCCCCATGGACTTCCTTCTCCTCCGTTATTCCCGCTGCCGCCTCCATCAGCATAGCCTATAGACGCGTGAGATTGAGCAGCGCCACCGCCAGAACCTCCGTTACCGCCTCCGTTATTTCCGTAAGCTCCGCCGCCACCACCGCTTGAGCTAGAAATAGAGGCAAAAGAAGATCCTGATCCAGTAGCTCCAGATCCTCCGTCACCACGCGCAGCTCCACCACCGCCGCCGCCAACTGTTACAGCGTAACTTCCAGCCGAAATTGAGTATGACCCACTATATCTTAATCCGCCAGCTCCACCACCAGCTCCGAAAAAGCCAGAAGCTCCACCGCCACCGCCACCTCCAGCAACTACTAAATATCTTATTGTAGCTCCAGAAGGAACTGATGAAACCGAGAAAGTTCCAGAAGAAGTAAATGTATGTATCTTATATCCGCCGCTTGTAGTTACTGTGCCACCAGTAGCTGAAATAGAATTACTCTTTCCATGCAAATTACTCATAGAAATCGTTGTGCCACTGCCGCCAACACCAGCAAGAGTACGCACAGCAGCGTCGTTCATTGAAATCGTCGCTGTTCCTGCAAGACCAAGTTCTAAATTAACTAGGTTAAGGGAAATTGGATTTGGTGATACCGGGAGTGGCATTTTATTTATTATTAATTAAACAACGTTTTTATCTAATAAGTTTTTGTTGTGTTGTTGGTGTATTTTAAGAATTAGTTTCTGTTGTTTCACTATCGCTTGCTAATTCTTTAACTGGTTTTAAAGGCTCAACAATTACTTTACCATTTTCGTCTGTCCATTCAGTATCCATCATATGTTTGTCTTGGCGTTCGCCAATTACCATCCAAGAAATTTCGTCTGTGCAGGTAGAATCTTGAGCTTGAATTGTGAGAATATTGCCTGTAACTTTTCCACGAATAGCAGTCCAACCGCTTTCGTTAGTAGTGAAACATTGAACTTCACGGCAGAGAGCTTCAAATGTGCCTTCTGTCATAGTGGCGGAGGTGTCAATATTCACGGATGCAGCACCGTTTACTAGTGTTGCTTTACCGCGATAAATAAGATCAGCTTGTGGACCTTCGATGAAAGAGTGAACAAGTTCGTGGGTTTCGGATTTTGAAGGTAGTGGATGTTCAATGCGGAATGAGCCAGAACCTTTGGAAAGAGAACCGGGAATATTGACAGCGCCGCCAGCAGCAATCGTCAATCTTGCAGTACCGAATCCGCTACCGTAATTTCCATCACCACCATCTTCTGTAATATGAAATCCTGTTCCGCTAGCTTCACCACGAATTTGCCAGTTTTTTACGTCACGGTTTCTTAATAAAATTGCCGCACCATCAGTGCCGCCAGTTGTTCGCACAACTAATCCAATACCCCAAGCCGCTACTCCTGGTCCGCTAAATTCTACAGGCGCATAATTACCTGTACTATATGTGACATTCAATCTAAAGTTACCAGGTGAGCTAGTCCCAATACCTACGTTGCCTGTCGAAGTTATACGCATCCGCTCGGTAGAAACCGTAGCAAATTTCATGTTGCTAGATGTATCTACAGTAAACCAACCTTTTTCAACGGTGTTCGCATTATTGACCCACTGAATGAATGAACCTTCCGCATCTGCTGCGGCTTGACGAAGAATAATTGCTCCTGTCGTCGCTGCGGCGTTTTGTATAAAACGTCCGTTTCCGTTTACGTCTAATGTTGCTCCGGGACTCGTCGTCCCAATGCCGACTTTGCCAGCAGCCGTTAGAACCATTGCTTGGGAAACCGTCTTGGTGTAAAACTCAAAATTACCGTCAGTATCTACGCGAAATGTTCCGTTATTAGTTCCTGCCTTTGTAAAATAAAATCCTTGAGTAGAGGTTGCGTCTATTTGAATACGAGTATCAGAACCTCCACTGAGATGTAATTTATAAGCAGGACTCGTCGTACCAATGCCGACCCTGTCATTTAGAGCGTCAACAAAAAATGTTCCTGAATCTATATTAAAATTACCAGTATCTCCTAATCTAAGACGTTCGGTTACTGCTCCAGAAGTTCCTGCTTCTATTACAAAATCATCAGTTCTTAATACTAAATCAGCAAACGCGCTATCTGCACTATTTCTAGAACGTAATACATAATATGTATTACCTTCGCCTAAAAAGTGAAATAGCGATGTACCTGAACCAGCGACCGATAATCTATTTGCAGGACTTGCCGTTCCAATACCGACGTTACCGCTGCTGTCGATACGCATACGTTCTAAAAATCCTGTAGAGCCTGAGGGAACTGTTTCAAATACTATATTTGCTGGGGTGCTTGTGTCTGTCCATGTGCCAGCGGCAGAACCAGAGACTTGTGCGCCCCTAGTCCAAAGCGTTGCAGCATATCCGCCAAATTGGTAGCTACCAAGAAAGTTGCCAGTGGTTACAGCCGTTGGGCTTGCAAGTGTGCCATTGGCAAATTGAGCAACAAATACAGACGCGGATGTGCTGCGGATACTAATCCGCTCTGTGTTATTTGAGCCTTGCAAAATAATTGAAGGATTACCGGCAGCAAGAGCAGAAGACGAAGCAACCTGTAAGGAAGCTGTTGGTGCGGTTACGCCAATGCCGACGTTGCCACCATCAAAAATCACATTTGCCGACCCACCTTCGCGGCGAATGTAAAGATCGTCCGTGTTTCTTGGTCCAACAGCCCAAATGCTAGTACTACCACGAACAAACATTACGCGACCATAGTCGGTGCTTTGAACGTAAATTTCACCACCATTGACATGGAGTTTTGCAGCAGGACTCGTCGTACCAATACCAACATTTCCACTACTATTAATATGAAAACGCTCAAGATTAGATCCACCAGAATCTGTGGTATATATAGAAAATAAACCAGCATAATTACCAGAAGTAGAGTTTTCTCTAGCTCCTCTCATAGCAGCTGTTGTTGCTAGAATACTATTTCCCGAATTTGAATACGATCTCCAAGCAAGGCTGAGTCCAGTACCAGTACCTAAAGAAGCTGTACTATCTAATGAAATAATTGCGGTGCCTGACGGATAAGTAAACGCATTTGTTCCAGTCCAAGTGTTATTAGTTCCTAAAATAGATGCGCCCGAAGTTCCTTGAGCGCCAGTTGAACCTTGAACGCCAGTAGAGCCAGTTGCTCCTGTTCCGCCTGTTGAACCTACTGCTCCTTGCGTTCCAGTTGCACCTTGCGAACCAGTAATTCCTTGAATTCCTTGAGCACCAGTTGAACCTTGAACGCCAGTTGCTCCTTGAGTTCCTGTAGAGCCTTGAGTTCCAGTTGCGCCCTGTATGCCATTAGGTCCAGTAAGTCCTTGTGTGCCTTGTGCGCCTGTGTTTCCTTGTACTCCATCTGTTCCTTGAGCGCCTTGCGAACCAGTTGTTCCTTGCACGCCTTGCGCGCCAGTTGTTCCTTGCGAAGAAGCTTGAAAAGCGCCACTTAAAAGAGTTCCACCAGCGCCAATATTTAAAGTTGAACCATCTGTTCCAGCAATAGTTACTCCATTTGAAACAGTTAAAGTTTTTGACGAAGAACTACCACCAGCGATGCTAAATCCACTAGAATTCGCCGTAACAGTAACAGCGTTAACATTTGGCACATTTAAGCCGCCACTCATAGTGTCGCCCGCCTTATTAACCGGGATATAGCCTAATATATTCGTTACGCTATTGTTTGCGACCCAAGACGAGCCATCCCAACGCCAACTCCGGGTGCCGCTGGTATAAACTTGATTTAGTTCTGGTGATGTTGGGAAATTAAGGGCCATTTTAAATTATTTTTTAATTAACGCTTTTAGTTCTTCGATTTGGAGTTGTTGGTGTTCAATCTGTTGTTGTTGTTCTTTAATTGCTTCAATGAGAAGAGGAGCTAGCTTTGAGTAATCAATCGTAAGGTATTTCGCAGAAGCTGGCGCTTCTGAAACGATTTCGGGAAGAACTTTTTGAACAGCTTGTGCGCCTACGCCAACTTCACGTTTAACTTTATAGCCAAAAGATTGAGCGATAGAGTTAGCTTCGTAATAGAAACCTTCTAATGTTTTGACTTTATCAACTGCGTTTTCAATTTTACCTAAATGGGTTTTTAAGCGTTCGTCGGAGTAATAAGCTGTGATATTCCCAGCGCAACGAATAGAAGTGGAACTATCAGTTGGATCTACATAATATGCGGTATTGTTAGCGTCGTAAAAAATAGTAGCATATAATGTTGTTCCAGAACCATTATTGGTTGTGAACGCCATTGAAGCTACTCTAGATTCAGTTACTGAATTGAAAGAAGTTACATAACTGACTTCCCAACCGTCAGCCCAATCACTATTAATTGCTGAATATCCTGCTTGAAAATCGGTTACGAAAACTTGAGGATAATACCAAGAACTGCCAGTTTCTCCTATCCAAATACAATTTGCAGTCGAATCATAACCAAATCTTACGGTATATGGAGAAGTCGATCCATCGCTAACTTGAGTTGCAAATACATTATACCATTGACCACCATTGTAATTATATCCACCAATATTAAATTCATGACATAAACCCGTGCTATACTGGTAAATTTTAACAGTAAAACGCAACATCGTATTTGAATTAAGCTTGGCTGTTGGAAGTTTAATTTTAATCGCACCAGTAATAGAGGATGATTGAGTTGTATATGATCCACCTCCTGGAGCAACAACACGCGTTGAATCTAGAGAAACATGAGAAGTTAATGTTCTATACAATACTGATGTAGATGCAGGATCACAATAATATGAAGTATTACTGCTATCATAAAAAAGTGGCGCTCGCATACTACCAGATGTAGTAGTATAAGCTCCTGTATGATAACATAATTCCAATGGATCACCAGCAGCGCCAGAATTTACAGTATCTGTATAAACATTATTTCCAAAAAACCCGTAAGCCGAACTAGCCGAACTATACATATTAGTATAGGTAATTGCATTTAATCTACTGGTACTGGCTGGATCGCAATAATATCCTGTATCATTACTGTCATAGAAAATTGGTGCGCGGAATGAACCATAAGCTGTTACATAATTACCAGTATTAATACCAAGAGCTACGTTTCCAGTTCCGCTAATATCACTGCTGGAACCGTTAACCCAGAAAAACATTCCTGCTGCGGCACTACTGTAATCAACACCTATTCCCGAAAATTTTGTAGCATTAGAACCAAATACAAGAACTGGAAACGTGGCAGACAAAAGCATGCTGCGATTCCAACCACCAGTCATTGTTGTTCCGCCATTATTTACAAATGTTCCATTAAGATTAGTTCCGCTCGCTGGATCACAATAATAACTTGTATTATTACTATCATAAAATAATGGAGCGCGAAAACTTCCAGCAGATTCAACATAGTTTCTTGGAAAATATGAATAACCAGTATTCATAATTCTCAAACCAATCTGCGGGCCAGTTGCGTAACTGTCCGTAGTAGCAAAAGCCATATGAGTACCTTCACTGCCGTTATTACTTACGTAAATACCAGCTTGAGCAGCTGCATTGTTACCAACGCCGAAAGTAATTGCGCCTTCGTAGGAATTTCCTCCACCAGTCCCACCGCCTGGATTAATATGAACGCCACCAAGTACGGAAGTGCCAATACTAAACGAACTATTTGCAATTCCACTTGCACTAAGATAATTATAAGAATTTACCGCACTCCAAGCTTGAGTGTTACCTAAAATTGTTGCACCCGAAGTTCCTTGTGCGCCTGTTGCGCCAGTTGCGCCAGTAGAACCAGTATTACCAGTATTACCTGTTGAGCCTGTCGCGCCTTGCGAACCAGTATTACCAGTATTACCAGTAGTTCCTGTTGTTCCCTGCGCGCCTGTTCTTCCTTGCGTTCCTTGAGCACCTTGCGAGCCTGTAGCTCCTGTTGTTCCTGTTGTTCCTGTAGTACCCTGCGAACCAGTAGCTCCAGTTGAACCTTGAGCGCCATTTACGCCGATTGTTCCACCAGTTCCTTGCGATCCTGTCGCACCTTGCGAGCCAGTGATACCTTGAGTACCCTGAACTCCCTGCAACCCCTGAACGCCCTGCGACCCTTGAATACCAGTAGTTCCCTGCACTCCTTGAGTGCCTTGCACGCCCTGCGTACCCTGCGCGCCTGTAGTTCCTTGCGAAGCATCAGTAAAAGCGGCGCTCTTAAGAACTCCACCAGCTCCAATATCCAAATAACCATTATCAGTTCCTTGAATAGCTAAAGTGTTGCGAACAGTTAAAGTTTTGCTAGTTTCACTTCCACCAGCAACAGAGAACCCGGTGGTATGAGTTGTTGGCGAAATTCCGTTATATGTCTTTCCAGTTAATACTGAATGAATTCGCGCATTAGCAAGTGTTCCAGTTACAATATTGTCCGCATTTGTAGTATCAAAGAAAGAGCTGTTGAAAGCTTTCCAAGACGTACCGTTCCAGCGCCAATTTTTGTTTTGGGCGTTAGTATAGACTTGATTTACAGTCGGGTTTGCGGGAAATGAAATTGGAACGGCCATACTATATTATTTTACATTAATTTCTGTTAGTTTCTAATAGGTATATTAGTTGGTTTCGAGTGCGGCTACGCGGGCGCGTAGGGATTGAAGTTCTGCAACTAGGTTGGCGATAACTTCAGATGAGGAGGCTTGCATGGCTTGATAGACAGGCTTGCCGTCAGAATCTACGGCGTCTTTTTCGCCACTAACAGACGAAGGAGATACCTCAGCAAATTCGTGAGCAACGAAACCAACGCCCTTGTCGCCAGTATCCCAATCGAACGTGCGCGGTTTTAGAGCGTCGATAAACGCGCCGCTGCCAGTAAGGTCTTGGACGTTAGATTTGCGGCGATAGTCGGAACTGGTTGCGTAGGTTGTGGTGCTGCCAGACGAACTAATTGAGCCAGCATTTACCCGCGCAGAGCCGTTGTCTGTATAAAATGCAATATGAATTGGAGTAGAGCTATTGGCACCTAAGTCCCAAGAACCAGTAGCTCGCGCATAAATTCTTCCATCGCTCGTAATGTTTGTGCCATTAACACGGTTAAATGTTGGATCAGTATTTGTCGTCCCCACCAGCAGAGTGCCGCTGCTGTCGATGCGCATTCTCTCTACGACAGTAGTGCCAAATGTATTTCCGGAACTTGTATTATGGGTATATAGAGCTATCGCAGAACCCCAACCAGCTTCTCTTATTCCTCTAACTGCTGCCGTTATCACATCTTCATTTTGAAACTGAAGTATGCCACCGTGACCATCAGTAAATGTACTATTACCTGTTACTATTGCAATTCCGTTATTAAATGCAGGAGTTCCAGTTCCGGCATTAACTTCAAGTTTTGCGCTAGGACTCGCAGTACCAATGCCGACGTTACCAGCGTTGCTAATACGCAACCTCTCGATTGGCGCAGTGTCCTGCGGAGATGTCCAAAAAGATAAACCATTCGCTCTTGAAAAACCTAAATTATCTTCAGAAACCGCGCCCATCATGGCGTATTTTCCAGCCGTAATGTTACCCATTCTTATGCCAGTAAAAGCTCCCGCGTTAGTGGCTGAAGATGGATCAGTTCCAAAAAACTCACCAGCAATGTCAACAAACCGAGTAGTATTACTGTCGTAAATTCCTGTATAATATGTTGTCAGTTTAGACGTAGGACTCGTCGTCCCAATGCCGACGTTACCGCTGGCTTTTAATACAAGAATACCGGCGCCTGGGTCGTTCTGATTGTACAAATAAATATCTTGGGCAGTGACACTTCCATTAAAGATGCCTATGGCTCCGCTGCTGAAACCTTTGCTATATACATTTCCACCCTGACCCGCATAAAAATTACTGTGAACAAATCCCCAGTTACCACTTGCTGTGGTTGAAACAAATGTATTTGCTCCAGTACCGCTAATTGTTCCAGTCACGGCGACGCCAGTGGAGGTGAGTGTGAAATTACCTAAAGCACCTGCGTATAAATACAATGTGTCTGTGGTGTGTTGATAATCAATGCCGCCACGATACGACTCATTGCCCGTTGTTCCATCACCAAACCAGATTGAGCCATTTCTATTTGATGCACTAGCGATAGTTATGCCATTGTTGTAATCAGTGCCTGTATTTATGACAAGTTTGTTTGCCAAATATCCAGAAGGCGAACTCGTCCCAATGCCGACGTTGCCGCTGCTCGTCGCAAAGTTGGCTCCTGTGGTAGACGACAACGCCCCGGTCACGGCGAGGCCGGTGGAGGAGAATGTGCCAATCAAGGAACCGCTGGCAAAGTGTTTTGAAGTCAACCCATACATTCCGACATCGCGCCAAGCAGAGCCTGTGCGATTGTAAGCCTGTAACACACCAATGTTGCTGCCGGAGTCATAACCTACTTCTAGATTAGAGCCAGATGGCGCGGGCGAAATAGAAGGAAAATATGCTCCAACTGCACCGCTGATTGAACTGCTCGCGCTCAACGTCGTAAACGCATTTGTATTTGCCCAAGTATTCGCTGTACCAAGAATCGAAGCTCCCGAAGTTCCTTGAACGCCCTGAGCACCAGTTGTTCCTTGTGCTCCTACTGTTCCTTGTGTACCAGTAGCTCCTTGGCTACCAGTTGTTCCTTGTGAACCGTTTGTTCCAGAAGTTCCTTGTGCGCCAGTTGCTCCTTGAGCGCCTGTTTGACCAGTGATACCTTGCGTACCAGTGATGCCTTGAACGCCTTGAGCGCCAGTTGAGCCTTGAGCACCAGTATCTCCAGTTGTTCCTTGCGAGCCGTTAGCTCCCTGAACTCCTTGAGTTCCTTGAGCGCCTTGTGAACCAGTTGCGCCTTGCGCACCAACTGCACCTTGAGCACCTGTTGCACCTTGCGAACCAACTGCGCCAGCAGCAGCATCTACCCATTGAAAAGTATCGCCATCATAGTAATAAATCATCAATGTACCAGATGTGGAGTTCCACCAAAGATCATTAACGGTTGGAGAGCCGGGCGCAGAGTCAGATGTTGTTATTTGTGTTCCTTTAAGACCTTGAACACCTTGCAAGCCTTGAATGCCTTGCGCGCCTGTGGAGCCTTGCGCGCCATCAGAACCAACGTAGCCGCTAGCGCCTTGCGAGCCAGTGACGCCTTGAACGCCTTGAACGCCTTGCAATCCTTGAACGCCTTGAAGTCCTTGCGTGCCCTGAACACCTTGAGTGCCTTGAACTCCCTGAACACCCTGAACGCCTTGAATTCCTTGCGATCCTTGAGCGCCAGTTGTTCCAGTTGCTCCTTGTGCGCCATCAGCGCCAATGTAACCAGCAGTTCCTTGAGAACCAATAGTTCCTTGAACGCCTTGAGTTCCTTGTGATCCCGTCGTGCCTTGCAGACCAGTGATTCCTTGAACTCCTTGTGTTCCTTGGCTACCAGTTGCTCCTTGTAGACCAGTTTCTCCTTGGATTCCTTGCGTTCCTTGAACGCCTTGAACGCCTTGAGCACCTTCTAATCCCTGCAATCCTTGAACGCCCTGCAACCCTTGAACGCCTTGAGAACCAGTTGCTCCTTGCGAACCAGTTTCTCCTTGGATTCCTTGAACGCCCTGCAACCCTTGAACGCCTTGCAACCCTTGAACGCCTTGCAACCCTTGAACGCCTTGCAACCCTTGTGTACCTTGAGCGCCAGCGTCACCAACGTCACCAGTTCTAGCAAAAGTAATTACAATGTCTTCGTTGTTTGAGAAAGAATTTACGCCAGATAATTTACTTACTGGAACTTTAAAGTAATTTGTCGCATGAGTATGACTTCCAGTGATACTAAATAAAACAGAATTAGCTGGAGTTGTTTTGCTAGTGATCGAGAAGTGACCTTTGATTGCAGAAGTAGAATCATCAATGGTCTGTAAGAAATTGTATATAGAAACGCTTAAATCGTCTGTTTGGCTAATGTATAATTCAGTAGCAGAAGAGAATAGAGCGTTATTTAAACGAAGTTTACCAGATGTTGGGTCAGCGTCAGTTGTTGAGTCGCTGAAAGTATAATCGAAAGCAGCGCCGCCGAATGTTCCAGCAGTTCCTTGTGCGCCTGTTACACCTTGTCCACCAGTTGTTCCTTGTGGACCAGCGATAGCAGAGAAAGCTTCTACCCAATTGCTGCTATAATAAATATTTAAATTACCGTCAGAAGAATTCCACCAAAGATCATTAGCTTCAGCAGAAACTGGAGCAGTTGCAGAAGTAGAAATTTCAATACCTCTGTCGCCTTGAACACCTTGAGTGCCTTGAACGCCTTGAGTACCTTGTGCGCCTTGTGATCCAGTAATTCCTTGAACTCCTTGAGTGCCTTGAGTGCCTTGTGAGCCTGTTGCACCTTGAGAACCAGTAACGCCTTGAGTGCCTTGAACGCCCTGAATTCCTTGTGTGCCTTGAACGCCTTGCAGTCCTTCTAATCCTTGAATTCCTTGTGTTCCTTGAACTCCTTGTGTACCTTGCGCACCTTCTAAGCCTTGAATACCTTGAGTTCCCTGCGCTCCTTGTGAGCCTGTTGCTCCTTGAGCGCCAGTAATTCCTTGAACTCCTTGTGTGCCTTGAACGCCTTGTAAGCCTTCTAAGCCTTGAGTGCCTTGAATTCCTTGTGTTCCTTGAACGCCCTGCAATCCTTGAACGCCTTGAACGCCTTGAGTTCCCTGAACGCCTTGAACGCCTTGAACTCCTTGAGTTCCTTGTGAGCCTTCAAGTCCTTGAAGACCTTGAATTCCTTGAGTTCCTTGTGTGCCTTGCGAACCAAAAGTGCCTTGAGAACCGTCTGCGCCGATATAACCAGCAGATCCTTGAATACCAGTTGTTCCTTGAACACCTTGAATTCCTTGAATGCCTTGCGCGCCTTCGGCTCCTTGAATACCAAGCAATCCTTGAATTCCTTGCGTACCTTGAACTCCTTGAGTGCCTTGAATACCTTGTGTGCCCTGAACACCTTGCGTTCCTTGAACTCCTTGCGTTCCTTGAACGCCTTGAGTTCCTTGAACGCCTTGTAATCCTTGAGAGCCTTGAACGCCTTGGCTACCACCAACAGAATTCCAAGTTGCGCCATCACTAATTAAAACAAGAGTCTTATACTGTTCTAAGTAATAAGCATTAGCTCCATCAATTTGCCCATTGTAAGTAGCGTCAACAGTAATTTGCGCAGATCCTTTGTTTGTGATAACAAATTGGCGACCAACATTAGAAGAAGCTGAGATTAAAGTGGCAGTATATGGAGTAGCGGAATCAAAAACAATATTATCATCACTAGTTGTTAAAGTATAGTGACCAGTTTTTACATTTACGTTTCTAACAAAAGAATCGGCGTCAAGAGTTCCAGTAACATTAAGATAATTGAAAACGCCAGAAGGTAAAGTAGCAACACCACTTAAGTTTGCGGCGTTTCTATAATACGTTGAATCATTTCCGTCTAAAGAATCTGAATCAACAGCTTTTCCTGTGATTGAAAGTTTTTCATCTTCTAATTCGTTGATTGCATCTTGAACATTAGTTGAAGAAATTCCGCTGTACGGAGTGTTAACAATAATTGAAGCATCAGCTTGTTTATTTCCCCAAAGACCAGAGCCGCTATTATAAATTAAGAAATCGTTGTTAGCTAAACCAGTAATTTTTACGTCATGAATTTCGTTTAGTTCAAAACCGTTTTGAACTTTAACGTATAATTGACCGTTACCGTTATTTGCTCTAGCTATAACACCAATGAAAACAAGATGACTTGGAGCGAGCGCTCTAGTTGCAGTAAAAGTGCCGGGTGTTGAGCCTAGCCAAACAGAATCACCAGCTTGAAAACTTCCAAGAGAAAGCCCTTCAACAACACCGTTAGACATTACAAATCCAACACCGTTTGGAGCAATAGATTCTAATACAACACCTAATGTTTTGCTTGATGTAGCTTCAGTAGAATTAGAAGCTCTTTTTACAGAAGCGCGATCTCCATGAGCGCCGAATAAGTAAACAACTTCACCTTTATTAAGAGTTGTCGCTTCTGCATTTGATACATAAGAAACAGCATCTTGACCAACTTGAAGAACTACGTTTCCGCCTTTTAATCCAAGGTCAATTGTTCCATCTTCTTCGTTCCATTTTAAACGAGCTGGAAGTGAACCAAACGTTGTTCCAGTATGGAAATCAACATAATCAGTATGAGATATTGCGCCGCTAAATAGACCAGTAAAAACGCCGCTTAATACTACATTTCCTGTAATATTACTTCCATCTCTAAAATAAGAGCTATCATATCCATCTAAGAGATTAGAATCGGCAGCTTTACCAGTAATTGAAAGGTAGTTATTAGGAAGATCTAATAAACCAGTAATATCATTTGTGATTCCTGTTGTATCAACAAATATATAGCCAGTTAAGTTACCAGCATTTCGATAATAGTCAGCGCCAGTTCCGTTAAGTTTCGCAGAATCGGCGGCTTTACCAGTTACGCTAAGATAAAGACCGCTTAAGTTCAAGTCGCTAATAACTCCAGTAGCATCTGCTACTGAGAAGTTTACCTGCGCGCCTGATTGAGAACCTAAGTAGTATTTACCCATGTTATTATAGTTACCTTAATCCGATAACTAGATTTACAGTTAAATTGAGCATAAAACGAACTATATTTTAACCATTTAAGGCTAAAACATAGCTGCTATATAAACTCAACCTAACTTATGGGGTTGGAGCAGAGCCAGAAGGGGCAACACCAGTATCCCAAGGCATTTTGATTTCTACTGGATCGCTCTTAGCGAGTTGCTTGGCGATTTGCTCGTTAACGTGCTCTTCGTAGCTGCCAGTTACGACACTTTGAACCCACGCGATAACATTAGCTTCAGTAAGAGTTTCAAATGCAACGAACTGTCCGTCAGGAACGTTCGCGCTTGTGAAAGGAGTAGCGCCAGAGAATTCTCCAACGTTGCCGTTTTCGTCTGTACCGATTTTTTTCCAGTAGGTTTGAACGATAGCGTTCTTATTTGCGCCTTCGTCTTTTACCTTGATACCTGTTACTTTCCATGTATATGTGATAGCCATAAATTTATATATTTTAAATTAGTTTTTAATGTTTTCCAGCACTAAAATGCGGTCTTTTAGTGATTCGATGGTAGCTTGCTGCTCTTTCATCGCTTCGATAAGAAGAGCTGTGATATTTCCGTAGTAAACAGCTTTGTTCTTTTCTTTTGTTTCGATATTTTCGTATTCATATACGACTTCTTTTAAAACTGGTTCAATTTCCTGCGCGACAACGCCAACCATACGTTCAGTTTTACCAGTATAGTTAAAATAATAACCATTTATCTGCATTACCTTATTTAATGCGTTATCAATACGAACAATATTTTCTTTTAATCTAATATCAGAAGCGCTTCCATAAGCGGTAATATTAGAATTCGCTACGATTGCTCCGTTACTTCCTAGACTAATAACCGCGCTACCACTTCTATTTGCGCTAAAAATACGAACTCCAGAGGTAAATCGCATTGAACAGTAAGCGTCATTCAAATCAACAATGTCGCCATCATCAGCGAGAATGATGCCTCCACCCGAAGCGTTATTTTGGCTAACGCTTATAGATCCAGCAAAATTGGAGTTTGAATTTGGATCTAAATAATATGCAGTATTGTTAATATCGGAAAAAACTGCGGCATAAATTGTATTTTGAACTCTTACGTTATTATCTCCATTACCTATCGACATTAATTCAGCTTCGGCACCACCATTAGAAGTTGGTGAATCATTATAGAATCTTGTACCGCCGTAATTCCAGTACCCACCAATGCGAATACCTGTATGGTAACCAATAATTAAATCTGGATATGGATAATCCCAACCTCCTCCAGCTTGACCAATTGAATAGTGATTTGCTCCAAAAGTTACATTAGAATTTCCACCAACACCCGTGAAAGATAAACGGGATAAAGTTCTTTCTGTATTGTCTATTGTTGCGCCAGAAATTCCCTGCGCTCCTGTTGCGCCAGTTGATCCTGTAGATCCAGTTGAGCCAGTCGCGCCTTGTGAACCAGTATTACCAGTATTACCTGTTGCGCCTGTCGCCCCCTGCGCGCCTGTAGCGCCTGTACCGCCTGTAGATCCAGTTGAACCTGTTGCACCTTGCGAACCGGTATTACCAGTATTACCTGTTGCGCCTGTCGTCCCCTGCGCGCCTGTTCTTCCTTGCGTTCCTTGAGCGCCTTGCGAGCCAGTAGCTCCTGTTGAGCCTTGTGAACCTGTAGCGCCGTTAGTACCAGTAGTTCCCTGCGCGCCTGTAGCTCCAGTAGTTCCTTGTGCTCCAGTTGCGCCTGTTGAGCCTTGCGAACCAGTAACGCCTTGTGTACCTTGAACTCCTTGAGTTCCTTGTGGGCCTTGCAAACCTTGAGTACCTTGAACACCCTGCGTTCCTTGTGGGCCTTGTAAACCTTGCGTACCCTGAACGCCTTGAGTTCCTTGAACGCCTTGCGTACCCTGAACGCCTTGAGTTCCCTGTGGACCCTGAGTTCCTTGTACGCCCTGCAAGCCTTGAATACCTTGAATGCCTTGCTTACCAGCATCAGCGTTCCAAGTTGATCCATCGCTAAACACAGATATAGATTGATATTGCGGCAAAGAATAAGTATCTGCGCCATCAATCTGACCAACTCCAGAAGCGTTAACTGTAACAGTTCCAGCTCCTTTATTTTTGATTACAAACTGTCTTCCAGCGTTGCCAGAAGCGTAGATTAAACTAATTGTCTTTGGATCAGCTGAACTTGAGATAATAACATCGTCAGCAGTAGAAACTGTATAATCAACGAACTTGGTTGATACATTTCTAATAAACGAATCAACATCTAATGTACCAAAAACACCAGAAGGTAAATTTGCAGTTCCAGTTAGATTAGATGCGTCTGCGTAATAAGATGAAAGCTGCCCGCTTAAGCGAGTTGAACTATAAGCTATGCCACTCTGCGCGTTTAAGAAAACGCCAGTATCAACATCAACGATTTGAAAATCAACTTGTTGAGGACTTGCTCCTAGATAGTAAACTCCCATATTGCTTTATGTTAATTTCAAAATTCATCGCCCACTTATGAAACGACAGCGCTAATTACGCTAGCAGTCCATTTGATTGTAGCGGCGGCTTCGCCTTTAACTTGGAGCTTTAGAGAATCTGTTGTATTGTCGCCATCAACGAACACTTCCCAAGGAGCGTTGCTTTCAGAAGCGAACTTTGTGACGATAGCGTTAGCGACAAGAGCTGTATTACCAGCTTTGTTAGCAACCAAGCAATCATAAGACCAAGAAGCGGCTTTGGCGTTTGTTGTATCGAACGCTGTGATTGTTCCTTTGAAAGAAGCGGCAGAATTATTTGCGATAGTGACTCGTCCAGATGTTCCGTTTAAGAACATTTCTGTGGTTGCGTCGTCTGTAGTTGTGCAGTAAACTGCAAAGTGATCAGACTTAGCTTGAGCAGAACCTGAAACTGTAATGCCACCGATAACAAGATCGTTAGCTGTGCCAGAACCGTTTGTGGTGATGTAATCAAGTGTTACTTGACCAGTGCGAGGATAAAGAACGTCAAGGTCAGTTGTTTGAACGCCAAGACCAGTGATGTGACCGTAAATATCAACTAGACCAGTGAAATTCTGGATTACAACGCCTTGAGTATTTGTGCTAACTGTGCTAACGGCAGCAGATGTATCTTCGTGAGAAACAACAATCAGATTAGAACCATTGTCAGTAACAAGAATTCCGCTAGAGCCGCTAATAGTAATGTCATTTACGTCGCCATTAGAGCCTGTGATGCGGATAATCGCATCATTAGTTCCACCAGCAGCGACAGCAAGGTCGTACATGGTGAATTCCGATGTGATCGGCATATTGTAGTATGTCGTTCCATCGTTTGTGAACTGCCAGCGATCAAGACCTTCGTTCCAGCGGAGAGCTGTGTTTGCTTCTGTGCCGCGTTCAATTTCAATACCACCGTTTTCAGTTGGTACTGCTCCAGTAAAGTCAGCGTTAAGAGTAATTAGCGCATCACCGATGTTTGTTTCGGTTGTGTTAATGTAGGTTGTAGTACCGCTAACAGTTAAGTTACCAGTAATGACTAAACTACCATCAAGTCTTAAAAGATTTGCGTCGGATTTGTAAGCCGAAACTTTTGTCGCGTCGTTTGGACCGAAAACAACAGCGTCAGAGCTTTGAACAGAGTTTAAGAAAACAACTGGACCAGCTTTAACTGTTAATGTATCAGAAGCATCACTACCAAGAATCACATTACCATTTGCAGTAAGATCGCCAACTGTAATTCCGTTTGTGGTAGAATTTCCGCTGTTTGTTACGCTTTCTAAATCTCTAGCATACGATTCATTGATTAAAGTTCTCAGCAAACCAGACAAAGTATGAACAGAACCTTCACTTGGAGCAGTTGTGGTTACGCCGCTAGCAATTTGATCACGAACAATAACTGCGGTTTGACCAGTAGCAGAGAGAACGTGACCAAATGGGTCAAAAGTGAATACAACACCAGTGATAGCAGAACCAGCAGCTGCGGCAACAGTAACATCAGCTACGCTAGAAGTATCTTTGTGAGAAATTGTAATTGCATCAGTAGCAACAGAAAGTTCAAGACCAGTTCCAGCAACTACTTGAACAAAATCATTGAAAACTTGACCGCTAACACGACCAGTTAAATTGATATTAGCTGTATTAGCAGTTGGGCTAGAAGCATTAACTTGGTAAAGATTACCAGCGTTGATAGAGAGGTAGCCAGACAAGCCTGTGCCGAAATCCCATACAGAATCAGACGTTGAAACGCCTGTGCCGTTTTCCGCGACAGTTTCAGAGATATCGCGGAAAGCAGCAGAGCCAAGAGTACCAGTGAAATTGGAGATAATTCCTGTGGCAACTCTCAAGTCATAAGCTTGACCACTAAGGTAACCAGAGATACCAGTGGTAAAGTCGAATGTAGCCTTTGTGCTTGGGGTTAAACCAGTTTGTCCACCAGAAACTGTCTGGTCGATAACGTACTGTTTAAGGTCAGCGGCAACAATCGACGCAGAGCCTGTTGTAAAGTTGATTTGATTGCCGACCAGTGAGCCTGTATAGTAGATAGCCATTTTTTAAATTCTCCGTTATTAAATTATTTACACGATTTTGTTGTTATTTTACTTGTATTAAATCTAGAAATGCAACCCAGTGAATTGTAGTCGCCGCCAAACCTAAAGCGCTGATCTTCAAGTAACCATAAGTTGTGTCAGCGTCGATTAAGATTCCGCCAACTGCCAACTCATCAGTTATTCCGTTCACAATTGTTCCTCCAACAATTTCTGTGAATCCTGCGCTTATACCTTTCTTAATTGTGCCTTCTGCGTTAAACGTTGATGTTAAACCAGCAGTTGATCTTCCAATAACTCTCACTTTAAAGAACCATGAAGTGTTATTAGGCAAAGTTAACTTCTTGATTTGATTTGGAAACGCCAACTCATAAGTTCCAGTTGTTGTTGTTTCTCTTTTTAAAATAAATTCGGAATATTGAGCATCACCAGCTTGAGAAAAACTGCCATCAGCAGCTGTACGAATACCACTTAAAGTATTGTCTGTTCCACTACCAAGAAGAAGTGTGCCTGAGACAGAGACATTCTTTTCAAAGAATACGTCGTGAGTAGGATCAATCTGATCTGCGAAAATACCAGTAACGAAATTGTATTGACCACTTGTTAAGTGATAATATTGACCACCAGTTCCTCCTTGTAAGTCAGGAAGCGAGTTATGATTGAACTGATCCGCTTCAATAATTTGAATCGGCCCATCATCATTACCAGATATAATAATTTCAACTACTTCGGGCATTTTATGAGAGTGATGTTATGCCTGATGTTACCGAAATAACTCCTTTTAATATTTTTTGAAATGTACCATTATCAAATTTTACTAAAACATCATACTGCAAATCGCCCGGATGTAATGCCGCAGTTTGCGCAGCAGTTAAAGCAAGTTTGATTGATCCAATACTAGGATTTGTTTTCGTTACTGTAAAAGCAACAAGTGTTGGCGAATAATAATTCTGTTTTATTTCTGCATCAATTGTTGCAGAAGTAAGATTGATTGCTACGCCTCCAGCATCTTTAAGTATAAGACTAACAGAATAATCTGTATTTGTTTCTATGGAAATGTTGTAAGTAGAAGCAGACATTGTTAGAAGCGTTCATTTAAATTTACACAAAAAGCGCACTTTTAAGGGTGCGCTTTTGAATTTTAATTAAAACTAGACTTTAGTAGATGATGAAACCTGTACCAGTAGCAACCAAACCCATAACATCATTAAACATACTCTTGTTTACAACTTGAGTTGGTCTTGCTTGATAATAATTATAAGCATAAACAAGTTTGTTAACTTCTTCCATATGACTTTTCGATAAAGAATGAAACTGTTTGCTCACTTCGTTTGTATTAACAAACACAATTGTATTGTCTTCGTCTTTTAAAGACAAGATTCCGTTTCCAGAGGAAGAACCAATAGATTTGATGACGTTTCTCGACTTCTTTTTGTAGTAGCTCGCCATATAAAGATGCTTGAGAATATCTTGTTCTTCTTTTCCAAGACTAGCATCTTCGCCTGTGAAATTAGTAAAAATCAAGTTGTTGATTTCGCCTAAGTTTGCGGTAATCCAACCAGAAATGACACTGATATTAGCTTCTGCTACATCAGCGTCAAATTCGTAGAAGAATATACCGCTTGCTACTTGTTCGATATTAGCCATTTAAGATTTTGTTCATAGCAATCTTCTGTTTTTCAGAAAATAGCTCTTTTTGTTTTGGTTGAGGAGAAAAATAACCACGACTCTGAACGTTCTGAGTGTCAAACTGCCTCATCAAACGCTTCTTTAACATAGGCTTGCTGCCAGATTGATCAATGTAAAGACGACGCGCCAACGCTTGCATTTGCATCTCGTTCATCTCATCTAAATTTTCTTCAAAGATAGAGCGATTTGCTGTGCCAAAAATATTTACTTCTTTAACGCCTAAAGCGGTTTCTAGTTCACGAACTTTATCACGATACTCCTTAGAGTTCTTATCTTGAATGCTGTTTAAAGCACTCATAAGACTCGGATTTTCTTTAACTTTAGACTGTCCAGTTGATGTTTCCATACTAGATGATACCTTACAGTTTACACTTTTCTAGAGTATAGAGAATAAAAAACCCGCCTCTTTCGAGGCGGGCTTCGTAAGAACTATTCTATTAGACGATCTTGCCAACAAGCGCACGATTGTCGAGAATCATGCGGCCTTCTTCCATCGAGCCGAAATAACCGATCTTATTTTGGCGGATGCTGAATTGGTCGTCGGCAACGAGCGTGAATTCCGAGTTGGAATCTGGATCGGTAGCGACAACACGAAGGAGTGACTCGCGGCTGCGGTCAATACCAACGATGATTTCTTGTGTGGAACCAGTGAAGTCACCAGAGCTTGTACCATCAGCCTTTGTGAAGGTGGTGGCGTCAGCAGCGGTGTCGAAAATGGTGTTGAACTTTTGGCCTTTGCCCATTTCAACGAATTCCAAGATCGAAACGCCGTAGAAGCTTGGAATGCCAGCTGCACCGTAGATAGCGGAGCGCATTTCGTCAGTGGCAGGAATGCCAACTGAAGAAGCTGTGCCGCCAGCAGCGGTGATACCAGAAACGGTGTTGATTGGGTTATAAGCCATTGCACGAATTTGCTCAACGATTTCTGGGGAAACCAGAATGTCGGTCAAACCAGCGCGAGCGCCACCAGCAGGAGTACCGTTAGCCCACGATGTGGAGATACGCTTTGCGAGGGTGAGCAGTTCGTTCAAGTCAGCCAAGAGGAAACGACCAGCTTGGTTAGCTTTTTGAACGTGCTGCTTGCTGTTTGTGGTGGCGGCTGCGAGAGCGGCCATTACCAGCGAGGCGGAAGTGCGTTCTTGTTTCAAGAGAACTTCTTGGGCCATGCGGGTGAAGGTTTTCGCTACAACGTCCATACGATGTTTGGCAGCGTACTTACGATCAAACGACAGAGCGCTGTCGAGGCTGTAAGTAGCGACTTTCAATTCGGATGTGGTTGGGAGAACTTGATTGGTTGGAAGACCACCAGCGACTGACTGAGAATATACTGTGATATAGTCTTCGTCATTGATGTCGAAGTAGAGGTCGAGCGGAATGCTGGGATTGTCGTCGGCATTGAATGGCAGAGTTGTGAACAAGTTGCTCAGTGTAGGAGCGTTGTTGATAACTTCTGCAAGTACAGGTCCGATGAAAGAGGCGAGAGCAACTTGCGCATCGTAAGCGATGGTGCGGTTGCGGCTAGCCATAGCTTTGATAAGCTCAATCTGTTCTGGTGTGCGCTTTAATGTGATTTTCATTATAAATTTTTTCCTTTTATATTTTATTGTTCAATTACATACGCAGACCTACAACAGCGAAACCGCCGTTGAATTGATCAGCAACACCGTTAAGAGTTGTGCGTGAGCCTGTTCCAAGAACAAGGCCGAGTTTGCCAGCGTCACTGTGAGCGCAGCCTGTAACTTTACCACCATTGGCGGAAAGTTTGAAGCCAGAGCCAACTGTGAGGGTACCGTCGATAGCGCCAGCGCCAAGCGAGAAGATACCACGAGTAGCAACTGGAACAGCTTGACCAGGCAGAACACACATCAGCTCTTCCGCTTTTTGGCGGTAGTAGAGAAGTTTTTCGCCGTTTTCATCTGTTTTAGCAGTTTGACGGAGAGTGATGCCGAGGCAGTTTGTGAGGTCGCCAGAGGCGGCAGGTGTAACCTTGAGGTTAACCTTTGGATATTGGGCAGCACCGATATGCGGATAATCGGTTTTGCCGAGGTATGAGTCGGAAGCGTATGAAACAGGATCTAAGTCAAAGTTACCTGCGGAAACTTTAACGAAAACACCTGCGTCACCGCTGCCAACGCCTGTTGTGCTCTCGTTAACGGCAGCGTCAACAAGGGCGTACATATTGACCACGTCAAACTCATTGAGTTGACGGAATGGTAAGAGACGAATAGCCATATTGTTTTCCTTATTATATATTTACTTGATTGTTATTATTTAGAATAGCTTACGCTAATGTTTTCACGCGAAAAAGCTTGTGCAAACTTATCGCGGAAGTTGATTTCGACAGATGTTTGACTATCTGGCGCGGTGTTTGTAGCAACAGCGCTTTCGAGAGCAGCTGTAATGTCAGGTTTCTTGTCTTCTACCTTTGTTTCAACAACGGTAGCAACAGAAGCTTTGCTAACTTCTTTGAGGCGAGCTTCAACTTGTTCTGAAATCTTCTTTTCGATTTCAGCGGCTTGCGCCTTGATGAAGTCCTTGCTCTTGTGTTTCCATACAACACCAAATTTTTCTTTGTAAGAAGCGAAAGCTTCTTCAACAGAATCAAGAGTTTGAACTTCGCCAATGATAACCTTGCGGTCTTCGTCAGAGAGTTCGTAAGCAGCATCAAGTTCGCTAACGCGAGCATTGAGGCGAGCAACGGCTTCTTCTTGAGTTTTCTGTTCTTTAATTTTATTCAACTCTTCTTGAGTTGCGGCCAAAGAAGCTTTCATTTGTTCAACAGAAGCAACAGTTTCGTTGTAAAGCTTCTGAGCTTGTTCTTTAGCATTTTTTTCGGCAGCGATTGAATCGCGGTATTCTGTGTCTTTTTGTTTGATAGCTTCTGTGAATTGGCTGGTCATTGAAGCAACAGCTTCTTCACCGAACTTTTTCTCAAGAAGAGCACCCTTGAGTTCTGCGATAAGTTTTTCTAAGTCCATATGGTTTATATTTTTTACATTTTTTATCTCTAAAATGGAATTTGATTTTTTATTCATTAAAAACGCCATCACCTCGTGACGGTAATCTTTTGATGAATCTTGCATCTCTAAATCTTGCGGCTCCTCCTCTGAAGCTTCATCTTCGGAGTCTCGGAGAGAAACTGAAACCTTAGAATCAAATGCCACTACGCCATTAACTTGCGCAGCTGGATTTGTAGTGAATCCTCCTCCTAGCGGATAGATTTCTCCAACGATAACTCTGTTAATCGCTGTGCCATCTTGCATTCTTCCGTTGCCGCCTCTACTTTTTAAAAATTTTGAGTATTCTGCAACAGTTTCTGGATCAGTAATGATGTCCGCTTCTTTTAAATTGTCGCTTCCAACAGCTAAATAATAACTGCTAAAACCAATTTCCCAACTTGCCGAAATTGAGTTTCTGAACGAATCAGCAGGATCAGAATTGCGAATCATCAAAGAAGTAAAAGACGAATCTACTGTTTTATAAACAACTCCTGCAACTGATAAATAAAATGGATCTAATGTTTTGCTCGCTTCTTCTTCTGTCATGGAGACATTGTCGCTTAATCTATTAAATCCGTAGTTAGTGATATGACCGATAACACGTTTCTTGTTATGCTCGATATTTAGATACTTGTTAACAAATCTTTTAGCGATTTTAGCAGCAGTAGCTCCTGAAATACCGTCGCCATTATGGTTTACCATATTTGGCACAGCTAAGTTAAAAGACACTCCTAATAAATCAGGATTATCTTCAAAGTTAATATTTGGAGAGAGCTTTTTCAGCTCATCAAGAGAAGCTTTGGAAATTTGAAAATCTTTGCTGCCCACTTTGTGACAAGCGACAGAAATGTTATCTAATTTCGTCTTATACTTAAACGCCATGAATTACTTTACAGCAGAATGATACAAAATAGCCGCAGAATATTCGTCCAATAGAAATTCATCAGCAGTATCAGTGATTTCTTTCATTGGTTGAAGCTTTTCGATATTGCCTAAATCTTGTACACAAGCTTGTAGTCTAGTTGTCCATTCTTCTTTGCTAGAAGCAGCAACAACTTTCTTACATAGCTCGATTACGCTCGATTTTTGCTGATCGTTAAGCTTAGATACGCCAAACTTTTCAGCAGTGAACGTCTCAGAAGCTTTCATGAAAGCGTCAACTGCATAAACAGTAGATTGAATATCAGAAGTAGAAGCTTTTGACTTTGTTCCTAGCGGTCTGCCAGGTATAGAGTTCTTTGGTTTCGCCGTTGGAGTTCTAGAAAGTTTATTAACTGGCTTTCCAGCGGCAACAGGAGCAGCTGGCTCTGGTGCGTTTGGATCTTCAGTCATTGGAACGCCGCCAACAAGAGGATTGTAGTATCCTTTCTTTCTTTCTTCTACGAGTTTGTCTTGAGCTGGACTTAATTCTTCCGAAGAAGGCAATTTGCCGTTAGCCATAGCTTCAATACCTTGTTCTGGAGTGATAATCGACAGCTCCATCAAACGGCTAACTGTGCGCATATATTGAATCTCGTCTTTAAGATCAATTTGTTTAAATTTAGCAGTAGGATAAGCTTTAAATCCTAAATCTTTTGAGATGCGAATGATTTCTGGTTGAAGAATGTCGTTCAAGAAACAGTTGCGCGATTCTTTAAGGCGCTCCATGAAGAAGCCAATCTTCGCGGTCTGACCGTTGTACTTGTCGTCGCCAACAAGAACGTTCATTAAGCCTTCTTTAATATCTTGATTAAGAATCTTGTATTTTTCTTCGCCAACAACCTTCTTTAAGTCAGGAATAATGAATTCAGCTTTTGTTGTATGGTCAGAAACGAGAACTCTGCCAACGCTTTCGTTCATAAACAACGATTGCATTGCCGCCATATTTGCTGGATTGATGCCGCCCTCGTCAGGAGGCGCGCCCATAGTGATAAGCAACAATACATTCTCTACTGTGCGAGAAATAGCTTGGTCAATATGCTTTAATTCCAGTTTCGCATTAACATCTTCCATGATCGGAAAGGTAAACGGAATTGCAAATGGCTCGTAGTCTTGTTTCTTATAGAAAGAGTATAGCAAAAATGATGGATCAAGTTTAATCTTTAATCCATCTCTAAAATAAGCCTTATCTTTAACCTTCTTCTGCATATCAGCAGGAAGAGCTTTAAACAATTCTCTATCTGCGTCGTCTTTTGGATTTCTGAGTCTTTCTAACTCGTATTCAGAAAGAAGTTTTTCGTAAATCGCTTCTGAAAATGAAGCGGAAACTTTAGCAACGATTTCGTAAGGATTAATTAAGATGTAGCGAAGAGGAATCTTGTTATTGACGACTCCGTTTTCGCTTAAACCAGACAAAAGTTTAAAATCTTCTGCTTTAAATTTTCCGTCGATACGGTAATAGAAGATGTTTCCGCTGCGATAGTATTCGCGGAAGTATTGGTCTTTCAATTTCCATAGTTTGATCTTCTCAAACCACTTAGTAAAGAATTCTCTACTACGCGCAGTGCCGCCTTCAAGATAAATCTCTGTATTAGCGAACTCTGTGGCAATGTCGATTGTGTTTCTAACTAAAGCGACGTTTGCGTAAGCCTTTTGGCAAAGCAAAATAGCATCACGAATGTCAACACCGTCTTTAGAGAACTGATAAGGAAGCATTCCTTGACTCAAAAGAGCATAGCGGCGAATGTTGTGGTCAGTTCCGTTTCTTGGAATCTTTGTGCTCTGTGCTGTGTCTGTAGCTCCTTGAACTGGACGGCTATAAGAAGCTTTGGCAACTTCTGTGAAGTAAGATTCTCCTAAAAGCTTTGGTTCGTAGTTGTTATGAACAGGAAGCGAGCTGCTTTCTGGCTTGTTGAACTTGCTCCAATAGTCCGACTTCTTGTTATATGAACGCGACATATGATTATATATTAAAAGTTACACTAAAAGTATCAAAAGTACTTTTATGACTTTCGTTTTACCTCACGAAGAACGGAGTAAAAGTTTGCGGCTGTTGTTCTGGACAATCCATCATATCAAAATAGATTTTCATCATCCAGTTGCCTAATACTAAGCAAGAGTATGAGTCTTTACGGGTTTTTTCTGCTCCACTTTGTCTTTTTAGTTCTGGCGGCAAGTCAAAACTCTGATGTCCATTAGCTGTTGTTGTTGGAATGATTAAGGAACATTGCGCTTTAACCAATTCGATCAAATCAGATTGATGATCAACGAAATCGACCATCTTTGCATCGTTCGTTTGATTATCTTCTTGATCACGGAAGAATTTAATCGTTTTAATTGGAATGGTCTTGTTCTTTTGAGCTGTGAAATCGTTATCAACAGCTTCTGCGGCGAACAACATCTTTCTATGATCGAAGTTAGATTGCAATAACTCGTTAGCGTAGCGAATCCAAGAGCTTGTTGGAACTCTAAGGTAACAAATGCGAGTGTCTTTTAAATTATACGCTCTTCTTGCTCTACGAATTTCGTCTTGATACTTTTCAGGCGAATCAAAATCAGCTTCAAACATTTTAATTTCGATTTTAGCGTTTTTAAATACTTCGCTTTCGTTTGCGGCATTAATAAACTGCACGCCGCCGTTATAGTCTCCGCACATTCCAACGATGTTGAAGTTATTCATCAAGTAAGCTAAATAGTCGATGTGCTTTTTAAGATTAGTTCCTGATACAGCGTAATTATGAACGAGAATTCCTTTGCGATTAGGAACATCGAGCTTAATAAGGTTCATGGCAAAGTCGTCAGACGATTCATTCTCTGCCCACGAAGGATCGAAGCTTAAAATATAATCAGAACCTTTCTGACCAGCCACTTCAATAGCCTGTCCTTCAAGCGGCTTGATTGTGCATTCGTGCATCTTGCTTAGTTTAAAGTAACCAGAAGAATCGTCCATGAATCTAGAACCGAATTCTCTTTGGAACTGTGATTCAGACATAGTTGACTTGGCTTGAGTCAGCAAACTTTCATCGTAAAGACCATGAGGAGCTACATCATAAGCGAAATGCAAGATAGCTCTAGTCGAATTACCTTTTCCATCCTTTTCCGGAAACTTGATAAGCGATTCATATTGCTTATACAACTTATACATATACTCAAACTGATAAGACGCAGAAGACAGTACAATAATTTTATTATTCGGCCATCTAAAACGCTCTTCTTCAGTCATATCTCCTCTAGCGATCAACTGAGTCTCCAAATCATATACTTCTTTTCTCTCTGTTGGATTTTGCACAACAGAAAGGAACGGAATAATAACTTCGTTAAAGATTCTTTCGGGCATCAACAAGAACTCGTCAATCATCATACGGTGAAAGCGAAAACCACGAAGCTTTTCACCGTCACCAAGTGGTAAGCAGGTAATTTTGCTGCGGCCAAACTCCATTGTCCATTCGTCCGAACTCTTAGATACCTTTGTGATAGCTTGCTTTAAGAAAATAGCATTTGGCTTGTCCGCGATTTCCTCAATCTTGCGGAAAATCATCTTTGCTTGACGAAATGTTTTACTTACAATGCCAATGTGAACACCTTGATTCAAAATCGCGTCTAATGCAGCGAAAACAGCACAGGTGAAGCTCTTGGAGAGACCGCGACTCCATACCATCATGGAGTAATCTGTTTCAAACATCGTTTTAATTGCGAGATGCTGAAACGGAAACGGTTTTACACCACAAATAATCTCAGAAGCGAACGAAATGTTGCTGCGCAGAAATTTATATAGAAGAATCTTAGCTTCGCGCTCTTCTAGATAACCTTCTTTCTTTAAAATCTCTTCGTTTACTTTATTGCTATTGTAAATGCTTTTTCTTTTTTGGTCGCCAACGATCCAAGCCATGATTGATCCTTTTCTATGAAGTATTGAATGTCTGTTTCCCAAAGTTTTGGGCCGCAAACGAGAAGTTTAGGTATTAACGCTACGCTATTTTTTCTGCTACCAGAAAAAACGAATTGACAGTTCTTGTGGAACTCTTGTTGCAACAAACGCATATTGTGATATACGAATTTTAAGTTGGATTTATGTGAGGTGAAGTCGTTATTGTTCTTGATCTGATCAAAACTAGATTCCACTACAATAAACAAGAAACAATCCATAGATTTGCATCTCTCGATCTCTCTTTTAAATCTGTCAAAGTTTTCTCCAACTAAAGTGCTCTTAAAATCACCTTCTGATTTTCTATCAACAAATGTTTTAGAATAATTTTGCCCACCAGCAGTATAGTCTCCAAAATCTAGCTTAACTTCTCTCTGATTCTGAAACTGCAATGGCTGCTGCTCTCTTGTATCAATGAATATATTAACGTTAGAGTAGTCAGAGTAAAAATCTTTGTGGATATTCTTTGTGAACATTGGCTTTATGCCAATCTCAGAACAAGCCGCCGAGTAAGAACCGTAATGCTTCTTGAAACAGTCGATACTTGGCAGTTCGCTTGTCTCAATTTCGATATGACTAGGCGCAACAACTAATTCTTTGTTAGCTACTCGCCTTTCAAGCAGTTGTTTGATATACGGTTTAACAACTTCTGCTTTTTCAAAGTTGCACCACTTTAATAACTGCTCTCTGTTCTCGAAATCCTTTTCAAAATAAGACTCTTTATCCTTGAAGCTTAGCTTTGTACCAGTTAAGAGGTTTTTCTTCGGGTAATGGGCGCAGTAGTAGTCTGCAAGCGACATCTTATGCTTCTTCAAATGAGTATGAAGACTTCTTTCGCTTGGAAAATCTTGATTACATTCTTTGCACTTAAACGGCATCATCTAATGATATGCCCAAGATACGAGCTTTCCACTCAACCATACTTTCAAGCTTGCCAGCTTCCTCTCTAACAAGAGTCTTTTGCATTTCAGCGATCTTGATCATGTTAGCGCGCTCTTCTTCGTCTTGAAACAGCTGAACAATAGCTAAGATAGAAGCATTCTCCTTTTGTCTAGCGTTGATGCGCCCTGATCTATCACCTTGAAGCTTTTTAATCAAGCTTTCTACGCGGCCTTCGCATTGATGATACTCGCCGCTCTTCGCTTTGATGATTTCGGCAAGACGAATACTCATTTCGTTCTGCTCTTGAGTATCTTCAAACATTTTATTCAGCTTATCCAAGTGTCTTGAAGTTGTTTCCAAGTTGATAATTTCTTTGCACACGTTCATGTACAAATTAACTTCATCAGCAGTAAGGTCAGGCTTGTCCCAAGTCATTCTAATGAACTCTTCCTCGAAAATATTACGATCTTCTTGTGATGTATAGCAGTTAATGATCTTTTGAAACCGCGAGTTGGCTAAATTGATAGTAAGCTTCTCAATACAGAATTTATGTTGGCGGTTTAATTTTTCTTTATTGATCTTTTCGCCAGTAGCTTGATTGATTTTGTTAACTACGCGCTCAACAGAACGCGGAACTAAATACTTTACGCCAATAGCGCTTTCGGATTCAGGTTGACCTTCTGCGTTTACCGTTCTAATGAAGTTTGCCACAGCTCTTTGCTCAACTCCAAGGTTAACAATTCTGCGATCAGGAAAAATGAGTTCGGCAATTCTTACAGCAGACAATCCAATAGCTGTTTGATCAATAATAAACTCTTTTTGAGACTCTGAGAACTCAATGTCCGCTGCTCTTTCATACTTAGATGTTTTATAATTGATTTTGTTGCTTGCTAAGAACGATCTAATAGCAATTCCCTGCTTAGACCGCCCATCAAGCTTCTCATTAGCAAAGAATTTGCGCGTGATAGTATTTAAATCAGGAAATTGTTTGGCTAAGTCTCTAATTTGTGTTGCCTCTTCGTTTGTGAAAGAGATGTCTGTTGTTTCTTGTTTAGCTTCCACTTAAAATATCCTCCGATTGTAAAATTTTTAGAGCTACTTGTCTAAATAGCTTCTTAAGATTTTTGATTTGTTTATATCCAGCCTTTTTACCCTTTTCGTTCGTCTTGTAGCCCATTTCCGCCGCTACCTTCTCCTCGTCCACACCGTCAACGAAAAGCCTTGTATAGACCCTGTATTGCTTAGGAGCAAGGTATAAGCGCATTTCTTCATGAAGGCGAGCTGCGCTAGATAAAATGTCAAAATTCTGATCTCGCATTGAGTGAACAGCATCTGTGTGGCCTTCGATAGATACACAAAGCTTAACATCGTATGCACTCTTTTTTGTTTTCTCCCATTTCCTGTATAAAGGACATTCAGAACACTGTCTTCCGCTTGGTGTGATCGAGCACGCTGGTGGTTCGTTGCCTTGATTATACTTGCAACCTAAACATGGGCGAGTATAGTTAGAGTAGTTGTTGCGAAGCAAGTTCTTGATCTGATTAGAAGTGATTCTAGCTATCCAAGGTTCAAGTGCGCGATCTTGCTTCCACATATGCCACTTCTTTGAGATATGGAATCGCACAATCTGTGCGACATCTTCGTAATCCATCCAACAAATAGCTTTGAGCTGCCAGATATATCTGTGCTTCTCAATGATTTTGTCTATAATGTCTTTTTTATCTTCGTAGGTTATCTTACCGAGCTTTTGAGCTTCCATATTTTTCGGGAGATAGGCCATCAATACCATCAGAGCGCTTTGCTTTGAATTTCTTAGCTTGCGCTTGCATGGGATTCCGTTGTAGATCTTCAAGGCTGAAGGCTTTAAAGCCTCCTTCCATTGCGATTTCAACGTCTAACGACTCTATGTGTGGAAGCTCCTCAATATCGGAAGAATCTTCGTCATCGTCTTCTACTTGTGAACTGCGAATAGCAGTTGGTTTCTGCTGAACTTTTGCCGTTGACTGTTGAACAGCTTTCGAGCCAAAAGAAGAACCGCATTTTGAGCAAAAGTTTGGCGCAAATCCAACATACTCATGTTTTGCGCCGCACGATGAACAGAAAGTGATAGCCATATTATTATTTAGATATGCGGTCAACCTTATCGTTAAGGTTTTCCAGCTTTACTAATATCTTAGTAATATCTTTCTGTATTTCAACCATTTTGTCTGTATTAACTGGCTTTCCTTCGTCATCTACTATCTTTGAAAGGCGTCGAGAAATATTTTTTACCTCTGTATTAACGTAAGACATTTGCTCTGCCTGAACTTTCATCTCTAAAGCAACAGGATTAAAATCATCCTTCTTTACATACGTTGTATTTAGGTAGTACAACGTACAGGCGATCAAAATTCCGCCAAATACCTTAATAATATTTGCCCAACTATTCAACTGAGACGTTTTTGACGTTGCGCTGCTCATCTTTTATTCTATAACGGAGATTAATATTGTTAATCTTCTTTACAACAAATTTTAAGATTTCGCTTCTTTTAATATCTTCTTCAGAGAACTCAAAAGTATAGATTCCTTTTTCCATGCAGTCTTCTCCAGTGAAAAGTTCAAAGAAATCAAGGAAACCATTCTTAACTTTAATGTCGGACTGCATAAAATCTCCGCATAAAAAGATTTTTGTACCTTCTCCGATTCTAGTTAAGAGAGTTGTAATCTCTTTAGCTGTAAAGTTTTGCACTTCATCAGCAATAATGATTTTATCAGTGAATGTGCTGCCTCTTAGGAAGTTAACTGGTATTGCGGTAAGCCTACCATCGTCTTTAAGACGGTAAGCATCAGTAGCTTCGATCATTTCGTGAACTTTATCCTCAAGAGGAATCAAGTAAGGCGCAAATTTGTCGCCAACTGTTCCGGGCAGTGCTCCTAGAGATTTCTCTCCGCTCTCTGCGATTGTTCTAATGTAAATGATTTCTTTGTCATTGTTGCTAATGAGGTTTAACGCTGCGTAAACAGCCATAAATGTCTTTGATGTTCCCGCTGGTCCAGCGATGAAAGAGATTTTGGTCTGCTCGTTTAAAAGTATTTTTAATAAGTCTTGTTGCTTATCTGAAAACTTAAATTTTCTTTCTTTAAATTTGATTTCTTGTTTTAGTTGCGGAATTGTGATTCCCGCAGGTTTAGTTTTCTTGTTCTTAGGGGCTTTTTTTGCCATAAAGTGTTAAACCATCTCTTCAATAATCTGCAATCCTCCTTTAGCTACTCCGTTGGAATCAACAGAGAGACTTTGATTAGATAAAACGCCAGCTACCGAAAAAACAGTAGCGTCCGACATTGTAATTGTGCAGGTTACTGTTGTGTTTGGTTGATAATCAGATAGCCAATCTGCATTGGACAGTCCGTTTACTTGCAAAGATTTTGTAACTTTAGAAACGCTAACTTTTTCGGGATATTCCGAGCCAATAACAAAATTTGGAACTCTATCAACTTGAATATCGAAAGAAATATTCTCGTACTGTGAGATTGGAGTAGTGGAAAAGCTTGGAGCAGAGAATTGAATTGTTGTTGCTCTTAAAGGCGAGAGCAAAACCTCAGAAGAAGCTTGCTGTTCAGTATAAGCGTAAACTCCTGTGCCATTAGCTAATCCGTAAGAGTCGAATTGTAAAGCGGCAGACGCAACTTTCCAAGGTTCAAACGATGCGGAAAAACTTTTTAAATAACATTTACTAAATTGGTAATCTGGAACTTTGATTGCTGATCCGCCAACAGAATCTCCAGTTAAATTGATGATTTTGTTGATTTCTCCAGAAACTAAAAGAACATTTGCGGAAATACTTGAACTTTTTGGGCCAGTTTGAATGTAGTAATCCATCTCCTGACCAATTCTTCTAACTCTTTTTAAACTAGTTGTGTTTGATGCGCTTAAACTAGTTGCGTACAAGATGTTGTCGGTAGCGCTATCAGCGTTCGTAAAATACGCCCTGATTTTATCGTAAGTAACGTAAGGCATCTGATTATTTTACACTTTTTTTGAACTGTTTAAGATCAGCGTCGTCAATCATTGCTAGCCGTTTCAAGAACTTGACATTTTCCAGTTTCACGTTCTGCATAACAAGACGACTGCCGCCAGTAATGATTCCTTCTTCGTTTACGTCGTAGATAAACAAAGTTGTTGACATTAAGCCGATTCTCACAATTCTCGCTGGGCTTTTTGTGCCGTCCCAAAACATTAAAACGTCATCTTCTTTTAATCCAGATGTCATTTTAAAGATAATGCTCTTGACAATGTTGATGATAAATTCTTTAAACAGCAACGAAGCAACGCCCGCTACCAAAAGTACCGAATTTTGAGAAATAAAAGAATTCATCTGATCTTCCATGCTATTTTTTACACTTTAACTGGAAAAACCACCTCTTGAACTACTATAACTTATGAACGGAAAAGGATCAAAACGTCGCCCATCTTCTATCTCTTCTGACGAATTCGCAAACAGAATTGATGATATTTTTAAAAAGAAAAATAAGGTGCAAGTGCCTGTTCTTCAAGACAAAGACGGCTACTTCATTGTAATTCCAAAAAAAATGCTCAAAAAGGCTGGACTTAATGAAGGAGATAGTGTTGATTTCACTCCATCAGGAGACGGATACCTCGTTTCCAAAACTTTAAAACCAAATAAATAATTTTATGGGAATGTTCGACACAATTATCGTTAGCGACACTCTTCCTTACTCAGAGGAAATGATTTGCCTTGGCCTAAACTCTAATAACGGCGATTTTCAAACTAAAGATTTGATCAATTGCTTAGAAACTTATATTATCCAAGGCAAAAAACTCTTTGTACGAAAATACGAAGTGAATAAATTTGTCGAGCCAGAAAAGCCATCTGGCCCTTGGGATTTCGGCCATATGGAAAGAAGCGGAGAGTATCTTGAACAAGTTAACCATCACGGCAAGATCGTTTTCTACACTTATTACCGAGACGTTCTTGATCTTTGGGACTGCTCCGTAGATTACGAAGCTACTTTCACTCACGGCGTTTGCGATAGCATTGTTTTGGCGAAATTCACTAAAGAATCAAACAAAGAGAGACTAGAAAATGAGAAGAGATGGAAAGAGCAGATCGCTAAAAACCATAATCTTTGGTACAATAAGTATATTTTTTATACTCTCACTTACCGCAATTTCTCTCGCTACAAATATAAGTTTTTTACAGCAATCGCTAACTTTTTTCACAAAATCGCATGACCTTAACAACTAACAAAGAAATCTACAAAGGAGACATCGTTGCAATGACTGCTGCGGTGTATCAAGAACTCGCAAATCGAGACATTCGTTTTAATTCTGTGCGAGAAGATGATGAATTTTACGATTTCTTATCACAAAGTCTTGACATTTGGTTTAAAACCGACCACTCTAAAAATTATGAACTCAAAAACTCTCTCAGAGATTCCTCTCTTTAGCGCAGATTTGGCCGATAGTCTCACATCAACTAGCCTCAAATGGCATTATGAGAATACAATGCAAAATGTTAAAATTTTGCAGTCTAAAAAGAAATTAGAAAGTTGGGAAACAGAGGATTTGGAATACAACCTCACTCTCGCGGGTGCTCTTCGCATAGTTTGTGATTATTATGGAGTAGAAACTAATGAAACCAAAGAAAAATCTAAAAAACAAAAAACCAGCAAAGTTAAAGCTTCCAAAAAAGTTTGAAGGCCACATTAACGCGCTAAAAGCTTACTCTACGGAAACGCAAGAGAAGCTCTTGTCCGATATTTTAATGACTGCTTATGTAATCGGTATTGAATCTACCGTTAGCGAAGAATATAAAACATTTTTAAAGTATATCGTAGATGGCGACAAAGAAATGGTTGAATTCGTATGAAAATTATTTGTATTTCAGACACTCATGGACTTCACGGTCATTTAAAAGGTAAGATTCCAGATGGAGATATGATTATCCACTCTGGAGACTTTTGTAATGGCGGCGATTACTTTGATTGCGTCGAGTTTTTCGCATGGTTCGGCTCTTTGCCGCACAAATACAAGCTTGTTATCGCTGGTAATCATGATAAATGGATGGAAAAAGCAAGCCGTTCTGAAATCAACGCGATCATACCGCCGGGCATTCACTATCTTCAAGATGAAGGCGTCACAATTGAAGGTTTAAACTTTTGGGGATCGCCAGTTCAACCAGAATTCTTTGATTGGGCGTTTAATCGCAAACGCGGATTGGCTATTCAAGAACATTGGAACTTGATTCCAAAAAATACTGATGTTTTGATTACTCATGGTCCACCTATGAGTATTCTTGACAAAGCTCCGGGCAATGTTCACGTTGGATGCGCCAACTTATTCACTACAATCACTGAAAACCTTAAACTTAAGCTTCATGTTTTTGGCCATATCCACAATGGCTACGGCATTGAAGTTAAAAACAACACTATGTTTGTTAATGCAGCTATCTGCACTGAACAATACAAACCAATTAACACTGCTAGAACAATCGAACTCTAAATAATATGACAGCAGAAGAATACATTTCACAAGGTAAAGAAAAAACAGAAAAGAAAGTATGGTTTTGGCCTACTGGGTGGTACGTTGCGCCATACGCTCTAGGTTTTAGAGAGTGGGACAAGTATTACGCTTACTTGTCCGTTCAGTATCCTGTTCAGCGTTTCCTAAGAGAAACTTATGATGATTGCTATTATTCAGTTGGTTCCAATTACCGATTTATTAAGCGCAAAATCAAGAATTTCTTGCGTCATCCACGCAAAGAGTTTCGTAACGCTGTGTTTGATAAGAGCGGAGAAATGGATATGGTCGAAATTATTGTTTTGTTTCATCTTGCTTGCGTTGTTGAGCTAGTTGAAAGAGAAAAATATCTTGAACATATTTGTTCAGAGACTGAAAAGGAAATTCAATTCGTTAAACAACTTAAAGAAGCTTACGATTACGCTAAAGGTGGACGGCAAAAGCTTTTAGACGATATTCACAATCACGCTTTGAGTTTAGAGAATGATAATTTCACAGCTTACATTGAAATGGACAAACACCTTAACGAATGCGACACAGTTTTGTGCGACTTTGTGGTTAAAAACCGCGAAAAGTTTTGGACCTAAAATGAAAAGCTTAGTTTTTAGATTAATTTGGGCGCTATTAGCTATCCCAGCCTTTATTGTGCTGGGAGGCTTAACATTCTTGATTCAAATGACCTTTAACTCTAAAGAAGCCGGGCGTGACTTTGTTAAAGGCTTAAAAGAATTGTTTTTTTATATTAAAAATGGTTCTCAGCCACCTTATGAAGAGGATTTGAATGACGCAAACTGATACAATAGTTGATACTTTAGTGACGCATCAAACTGTAACACATAAAACTTGTCGTGCTTGTAAATTGCTTAAGCTTTTCTCTGATTTCTATGTGAATAAGGCAGGTCGATTTGGTCTTAGGGGAAGTTGTAAAGAATGCCATGATAAAACTCCACATAGAAATTTAAAAACGAGGAGAGATGTAGCAAGATGTTTAAAAATTAGTTATATTAACCATTTAGGCGGCGCATGTATCAGATGCGGACATTCTGTTCCGGAAGCAATAGACTTTCATCACATTGTCCCGTCAGAGAAAAAGTTTGAGATAGGAGAGTGTAGAAGAAAATTAGATGATGAAGAACTTATAAAAGAACTACAGAAATGCGCCCCATTATGCAAGAACTGCCACGCCGAATTTCACGCTGGAAGATTTGATTTAGAACCATACCTACACAAAATACCAAAATTTAATGAAAACACTGAAAAACAGGATAGTACTGGGGATGACCTTGTACTTGGGATTCAAATTAGCAACTTTGATTGAGCTATTTTTAATATTTTTAATTAAGGCATAACATGAACAAATACATATTCGTTGACTTAGATGAAACATTAATCCATACTTATGGATTATTCTCCAAATCAGTTATGCCCGGTTATCAAAAGATAACTTTAAGCTCAAAAGAGCATTATAATACGAAGGTTAGAGAATGTTCTGTCGCGTTTCTTGAGCAAGCTCGTAAGAAGGCTAAGGTTTTTATGCTCACAGTAGCTACAAGAGACTATGCTCTTGCCATGAACAAAGCCTTTTCCTTTGGATTTGAGGCCGAAGATATATACTCTCGTGAGGATATTCGCGGGCGCACTGGCAAAATTCCTCAAATTGAACCGGGCGCTGTTTGGTTGTTCGATAACCTTCCAGAAGACTATAACGAAGAAAAATGTCGCTATTTGGCGCATTTGGGGCCGTTGAATTACGTTCAAGTTTCCGAATTTGACCATTATTCAGGCTCTTCTACTACTCTTCCTGATTATACGGTAGATAAAGAAGATATCTCTAATGAGTTGTTGGCGCTTTTAGCGGAAAAGGTTAAGTAAAGTATTTATATGGCGCTAACTAAAAAAGCAAAACAAACAAATCAAAAAAAAGAGTTAATTGTGACGGCAGAAATGCTTGCTGAAATTAGACTCTTAGTAAAAAGAATCGGCGGAATAGAAAACTTCAACTATGCAATGGATGTTTGGGAGTATAAGGGGCCAAAAAAAAGGATTGAAGATGTTATTTCTCCAGAACAATTAGCTAAGATGTATTATCATGACGAAGATGGAAATTTGTTTTTAAAAAACAACAGTGGTAATAAAAAGGCTGGTGATAAAGTTGGCTTTTTAAAACGTCAGGGATATATAGTAGCCAGTATAAAATTTGAGGGTTATTATTTTACGGTTTTTCTTAATAAAATTATTTTTTGTTTACATAATGGTCGTTGGGCCAAAAAAGGCTATAAGGTAGATCATATAAATGAAGATAAAACAGATAATAGACCTTGCAATCTAAGAGAAAGTACTAATTCTCAAAACGCCAGTAACAAATCATTGTACGAAAGTAACAAATCAGGGGTAAAAGGTGTTTTTGTGCGTTCTATTTCTGATGATCGCGTGCGTGTTGATGCTTGTGTTTCTTGTAATGGGAAGAAATATTTCAAGTCGATGACTGTTAAAAAAGAATTTGTTGAAGCTACAATTCAAATACTTAAAGCTTGGCGAGATGAAATAGGTCGAAAATTACACGGAGAATTTTTCAACGAAGGTTAATTTATGAATCAAGAAAATCAACAGCCAGAAGAGCTATCTATGTCTTTTCAAGAAAAAGATGCGATTTTTCGTTATAAAAGAAGCCAGCATATGGATATAGACGAGTTTGTAAAGCTTTATTTTGAATACAAAAATAGACCAACTCCAGAAGATTTGTCGGAGTCATTTATCGCTGATTTTGAAAAAGGCACATTAACTAACAGAAATTCAGGCAAAGAGATTACTAGTATATGGAACGGATACAAAAGGACCTCGTTTAAAAGAAAAAATCACCATGTTCATACTTTGCTATATACTATGTATCACAAGCGTTGGCCTGAAATAAATATGCTTGTAGATCATAGAGATAAAAATCCCTTAAATAACTCTATATCTAATTTATATGAAGTTACTATGAAGCAAAATAATAACAATAAAAAACTAAAAAATTATAAGTACGGAATATTCATATTAACGTTTAAAGATGGATCTAAAAAATACCGTGTTAAAAGATGCGGCAAACATTTAGGTTATTTTGAAACACATGAAGAAGCTATGCTCGTTTCTTTAGCCTATGATAAACAGCTAGAAGAAGAAGGAATTAAGCCAAAGGCTAGGTAAAATTCTCCCCCGCCCGGAAAGTGAGTTTTTGTTCCTATTCTTTTAGATATTTTCTCATTTTCTCAGAAAAGGGTGGGGGGATAGTGTTTCTTTTAGGTATGTTTATATACAGGTAAGATATATAAGCTAATCAAGGGTAAGTAAAGCAAGTAAATGTAAGTGAGATAAGTAAAGATAGCCTTGGGGGTAATTAAATTAAGATGGTTTAAATTGATGGTAGAGTGAGGAATTACCATCCCCCCCCGCGCCCTATACAATTCGCTATATACTTTTTTATATAAGGGCGGGGGGTGTATATAGCGCTATATACTTTTTGATATAGTGCTATATCATTTTTGATACAACGCTATATCATTTCCTCGCGCCACTATAGAATTCGCTATAGTGTTTTTCGCATCCTACCAAAAAAACAAAAAACGTGTCAAGCGAATTTCTAAAAATAAAAAAATAGTTCGTGCGATTTTTTTCTTGAATTCGGCAAATAAAAATGCACGCTGTTTTTCGTTACCAACAACAACACAAAAAAAACACATATGAAAACAGCCACCGCCACCGCCACCGCAACCGCAACCGCAACCGCCACCTTGTCACCAATCGCCGCCGCACTTTTGAGCGTGCCCGCCGGTCAATTTGTTGGCGTCTCATGGAGCCGCCCGATGAAAACCCGCAAAGGAGTTTCCGACATCATCACAAAATCAGTCCGCTCAACGGTTCAAGTCGGCGCAAAGCACGACAACCGCCAATCGGTCATCGAGGCCCGCGCCAATGGCGACGCGCCCGCAGAGAATCAGGGTTTACCGTGGGGCAAATGGGTTGACGGCATGGAGAATCGTTTGATAGAGCACAAGGGAGCTTTCTATCTCCGCCTTTACCCCGTGAACAACAGCGACGGCACGCCCCGCGCTTGCAAAACCGTTTTCCGTCTCAACGGGAAAAGCGTCTCCCGTGCCGTGATCGAGTCCCTTTGCCTCGCGTCTGAATTTGCCGAGAAAAAGGAATTTGCTTGTTATACGCTAGGGGAAAAAAATTTGATTGCGGTGCGGAGCGTGCGCCGCGTAAGCTAACGCAAAGCAACGCAACGCAACCAACGACCCGCCCCGAAAAGGGCGGGTTTTTTCGTGCCCCTACCCCTACCCCTACCCCTACCCCTACCCCTACCCCTACCCCTACCCCTACCCCTACCCCTACCCCTACCCCTACCCCTACCCCTACCCCTACCCCTACCCCTACCCCTACGCATCACGCGCACACGCGCACACGCGCACACGCGCACACGCGCACACGCGCACAAAAAAAAGAGGCGAGCCGCTAGGCCCGCCCCGTTTTATCGCTTGGCCCTTTGCTTTGATAGCATAAACCAGAGCACCACCAAAAAGACGATAAAAGAAATCACGCGCCGCCCCCCGTTTGAATGACGAAGCCGCTTGCGTCCTTTTTCGCTTTTCCCTTCGCATACAACGCAACCACAGCGCCGCCCCGCTTGTCTAAAAAACGCAGATCCGACTTGTCACCGTCCACCACTTCAAACCCTTTCCACGTTTGCGGGTAATTCGGCGAGGAAAACACCGCCGCAACGTTGCCGCCCGCAGCCAACACTGCGAGCGCGTCCGTTTCGTTTGATTCAGAGCGCGAAAACGTCAAATAATAATTCGACGGCATTTCCCCGCGAGCGTGCGCGAGCGCACGCGAAACGCTTTTCGTGTAATCATAAAATTGCACGGACGGAAATTTTTCGAAAATCCCCAAACGTTCCCAGGGAACGTCGCTCGTCCCGTTCAGCCGCACGCAATACCCTAGCCCCAATTTCGCCGCCCGTTTCATGCCGCGCGCGATGTCCTTTTCTAACTGTTCAAAAAATGCTTTTTTATCCGTAAAAAATAAACGTGTCTTCCGAATTCGACCGAGGCGAACGTTTGACATCCGACCCCGCCCCGCCGTGAAAAGGCAGGACAAGAGACAACCCGCCGAAGCATTCACGCAAAGATTTCCAAATCCTCCTTCATTGGCCGGAGCCAAGTATAAAATGCCCGTCAAGTAATTAAGCAAAGCGCCTTTTGACGTTTTCGCGTCCGCGCCGAAAGCAAGCAAGGGAAGTGTTTTTTTCATCGCAGGAAATAAACCACACCCAACGAAAAAAAACGACTAAAAAATAAAAAAAAATCTTTGCTAAAAAAACGAGGTTGGCACGCCAAAATGTTCCACGCTGCGCGAAATGTTCCACGAAAATGTTCCACGGTGCCGAAATGTTCCACGCCGTTTATTGAAGTTGAGACCTAATCTCAAAACGCCTACCCCTACCCCTAAAAATTTCCTACCCCTACCCCTACCCCTAAAAATTTTCCTACCCCTACCCCTAAAAATTTTCCTACCCCTACCCCTAAAAATTTTCCTACCCCTACCCCTACCCCTAAAAATTTTCCTACCCCTACCCCTAAAAATTTTCCTACCCCTAGATTTGTTATTAGGTATTAACACGTTCACCTTTCATGTTTGTTATTAGAACAGAACTCATTCACCTTTACTATTTGCCGAAACTCTTGTCAAGCTTTTTTCTCAAAAAATAAAAAATAAATCTAAAAAAAAACTTGCAACCACCACGAAAAAAAAATAGTTTTTAGCCATGACCAACATTCACGGAAAAAAAACCCTCTTGTTAAACGGCGAAAAAATTGAAGTTAATTTTTTCAACGACGTACTTGGCTATACTAATCTTGGCGCAGCAAACGGCTGGAAAACTCGCCCCGCCGTTTTGTCCGACGTAACCGACTTGAAAGAAATTCGGCTTTCTATGCACGAATCCCTTTACATTTCGCCATCTAAGAAATTAGCTTTCTGGGCTGACTCGTCTGGTTAAATTTTCCTACCCCTACCCCTCAAAAAAAATGAACGAATACGAACTCGCTGAAATCTTTATCGCAAACAACTTTTCCCGTTACCAAACCATTCAACACCTCAACAAAAATGAAATCCCTTTGCCTTCTCCTCGCGTTTTTTTCTGGGCTGAACTCATTGCACAGCAAATCGGTTGTAACAGTCAGCGCAACTGAGATTGTCGCCGCAACTTTGATTGCCGAGGCTGGCGGCGAGCGCGATTTTCGCGCAATGTCTGCTGTTGCCGAAGTGATTTACAACCGTTCAATCTCGCGCAAACTTTCGCCAATGCAAGTTTGTTTGCAGCGCAAACAGTTCTCTTGTTGGAACGGCAAAGATGTTGAAGCTGAGATCAACAAAGCAAAGAAACACAAGAAATGGTCAAACGCTCTCAAAATTGCTCAAAATCTTGGCTCCACTAATTACACGAAAAACGCACAGTTTTATCACACGACAAAAATAAATCCATCTTGGAATAAAAAAATGCTTGCAACAGTTACAATCGAAAATCATATTTTTTACAAATGAGAATCACACCCGCAGAAATCGGAAACAATTACAAAACCGGAACTATCTTTGGCTTCACCATCGACGAAATTTCAAATGCTCTCGGCTTTCAACCTACTGCGAGCATAGATGGAAAATGTTGCGCCGTCTGGTATTTCACAGCGGAATTAGATGGTCAAAACCACGACTGCTCAATCTGGGACTGGAAAGGATCTAGTTCTGAAAAATACTTTTCTTGCTTCATGCCCGACGAAATTCGGGACGAGATGGAGAAATACATAAAACAAAAAAACTAAACGAAACATGAAAACATCCGTTAAAGAAGATACAATGAGCATCTGCATGATCGCTCAAAACGAAAAAGATCGAAGGCTCCTTACTCGTATGGAGGCGAAGATTGATAAAATCAAAGGACATTCTATATCTTTAAATTATATGAACCACCCTAGAAATCAACGAGTAACTAAACTATTCATTCCAATTCAAAAAAGTTAATCTTTAAATAAATAATTCATCCAAAATTTGCGAGGCGTAACTGCCTCGCTTTTTTTGTTCCACGTGGAACAAATTTTCCTACCCCTACCCCTACCTACCCCTAATCAAAATTTTCCTACCCCTGTTTTATTTTACCAGAATAAAACACCGTTGTCAAAATAAATAATTTCTAAAAAGAAAAATACCGGGTTGACTTTGCGCCATTTTCTGATATAAGCGCGCCGCGCAATTTTCCCAACAAAAAATCAAAGCACTTGTCAACACCTTCCGCAAAAATACCCAAAGATTCTTTTCAACTAATTCGTCAAAAAGGCTTGCACGGTCTAAACAGATACTTCAGTTTTTCCTCATCGACTAGATCACCTAGTCGCAACCAATAAAACACACAAAAAAATGGAAACTGTAAATGTCCCCCAAGTTAATCAGAAGCGCGAGTTGAACCTGCACGTTGCAGGAGGCAGAAACGTCGCCGTAGAATTTGCCGATATCGGCAACGTCCCCTTGCCCGAAACTACCCGCAGCTTCGTGCCAGTGAGCCACAATCGCATGGTCGAAATTTTCCGCGACCAGCTCGCAGAAAAAGGCCTGAGCGTAATCAAAGAACACCACACCCTTGCAAAATATGGTCAAAATTACTTTGGCTTGTTTCAGATCGACATGAAAAAAGACGGCGCTACCTCTGGCACCGTTGTCGGCTTGCGTAACTCGCACTGCAAAGATTTTCGCGCTGGCATTTGCGCTGGCAACGCACCTTTCGTCTGCGACAATCTTGTTTTCCACAACGAAATTGTGATCGGTCGCCGCCACACCACCAACATCATGCTCGACCTACCCAAGAAAATGGGCGAAGCGCTTGGTAAGCTTGGCGAGATGTGGACGAACCACGAGACCCGCGTCAAAAAATACACGAACACGAATCTCGACGACGAGACCGCTGGAAACCTCATCTTGCGCTCTTATCGGTCTGGCGCAATCGGCAAAAATATGATCGCCGATGTGCTCGACCAGTGGGACAAGCCCTTGCACGAAGAGTTTGCACCGCGCAACCTCTGGAGCCTTCACAATGCCTTCACCGAAATCTACAAGGGGAATTTGAACGCTCTCCCGATTCGGTCCTCGATCCTTCACAGCGTCCTCGACCCATTCGCAGGAATCAACGTTGTTTTGCCTGCCGAGATCGGCGCTAACTAATCGCAGAGATCGCCAAAGCGACCCGCCCCGAAAAGGGCGGGTTTTTTCTGCTCCACCGTTGAGACTGAGAACCAATCTCAATTCACCTACCCCTACCTACCCCTACCTACCCCTACCTACCCCTACCTACCCCTACCTACCCCTACCTACCCCTACCTACCCCTACCTACCCCTACCTACCCCTGTTTTTATTATTACTTATTAACGCATTCACCTTTCGTTATTACGTATTAAGTAGTTCACCTTTCGTTATTAAGTATTATCTAGTTCAGCTTTCGTCTTTTAGTATTAAGAGATAAGTGGTTCACCTTTTGTCTCTAAAGAAATGGGCAGAGAGGGACTTGAACCCCCGATCACAGAATTATGAGTTCTTTGCTTTAACCACTAAGCTATCTGCCCGATGGTGTCCCCAGAAAGAATCGAACTTTCATTGAGGCTTTAGAAGAGCCTTGTATTATCCGTTATACGATAAGGACTAAACTATTAAGCTATTTGTTGTTTAAGCTTTTCTCGTTGCAATTTCCTCATTTCGTTCTGATACTTGCGATCTTTCTTCTCATCATACTTGAGAGCTTTATCGAATTCAGCTTTATACTTACTGTAAATGAATCGCAGTGTATTCATTGTGGAAGTTGCTTCTTCTGGTAGGGGCATTTTAGTGAATTAAAAAGTAATCTTTGCTATGGGAGTAAATCTCAAAGTCTGAGAGGTCTTTCTTTTCTACAGCTTGGCGGAGAATTTCTAATACCTGCTTTTCGGCTTCTTCCTGAGAAGCAGCTTCAAGCAAATTATAAAAATTAACAGAGAAAGCATAAGTTGTTTTGGTTTTAGTTTTAGCCATAAGTTTTATTCCTCGTAAGGTTCCCAGTTAAATTCAGCAGTGGCAAGTTCTTTCCACTCTTCTTTGCTAGGGTCTTCGTAGCATACTGCGTTACGAAGAGCGCCATTAGAATAGACATCTTTGCCAACAAAGCACATACCTTCTTCAAGATAAGAGTGTTCAATTGTAATCTCTGGAAAAGATTCTGAGAGCTTAGCGATAGCTAAGTTAGGCGGTCCCCACGCACTGTTGAAGTGGATAAGTATCGCACTGTCTCCGCTGAAAGTGATTTCAGCCTCTACGTCCACGTCCCATTTAGTTCCCCAATTCTCGATGCGCCAATTATGCCAGCCTTCATCTTCCAATAAGATTTGATCCATTGGCACAATCTTATTCAGGCTGAACGGTTCACCGTTAAGCCACGTTTTAAATTTATTTAAATCACCAGAGATGGCGATGTTGTTTTGGCACCAGTTAGGCATTTTAGTATTTAGTTAAGCAATCAGTTATTGTTTAGTTTAGCTAGCAAAATTATTCGCGTGATTAAAGTATGCGCGACCCACTTCCAGGGTTCCTCACCAGCCAATGTGGATCGGCGGATTGAGGAAAGTTTTAATGTGGCGGCGGTAGTTTTCAACCGCTAATACCCAGCACTAGGAAGGGCTGCTCCATACTTTGCTTCACCACAAAAATTAGATTGTAACGAGTAAGCCTCTATTCGTGGCTTTACCTCCCGTGACGGACTTTTACCGTTTTCACATAGAAGCACTCTTGCTTGGGATTTTTAGCGTTACAAAATTTTGGTCGATTAGGCGTCGCTTGGCTCTTCGCCGCGCTCGATACTCTTTTTCTCAACCAAAATTAGAAAGAACAACCTGATTTCCCGCCCCACCTAGTATTGTCAGGCGTGGGGGGCGGGAGTCAGATGACCTCAACGAAAATGAGTGTGAGGATTTTTCTGCACTCGTCAATACCTTTTCCTATCTTTTTTCTTTTTATTTTTTCTCCTCGATAGCAGACAAAGCCTTGACACCTTCTGCGGTAATCTTTCTGGAACCTTCGATCTTCATGTAACCGCGCTGCAAGAGGAAGATTTCCACGTCGCGTTGAAGCGCAGAGCGAGACATACCTGTGACTGCGCTCAACATTGAAAGCGAGCAGTCGCCGCGCTGTTTAAGAGTTGTCAACACTTGAATCTCAGAATTAGAAAGACCAGATGAGTTGATGCCGATCTTGTCGCAGAGTGAAGTCCAGTCAGCAACGTCAAACGTTTTCTTGTGTTTCGTCTGGCAATACATCTCAATCTGTTTTGCGCGTTGGATAGCAGAGCGAGCATTTCCACGAACAGTTTTGGCAACGAGACTAAGCACATCACCTTCAAAACTAATGTCAGGGAATGCGCGTTTGATAATCTCAGCAGTTTCCGCCACAGAGTAGGCTTGAAAATCAATCGACAGCAAACGATCTTTCAATGGGCCAAACAAACGATCTTGTTCAGTCGTTGCCAACATGAAACTCTGCATCTTGAAATTGAACTCGTAGAGTCCGTCCTTCCAAGAGATTTGTTTGCGCTCAGTTTTCTCAGTGTTAAAAGCAGAGAGAAGCACAGTCATTAAGTCTTTGGGCAGAGCATGACACTCATCCAGCAGAACAGTAACTTCATTGTTTTGAATCACAGGTGCGAACACTTGCTCAAAGAACATTTGCGCGTTTTTGATTGTGCCGCAGTTGATCTCAAGAAATGGGCGAGCTTCGCCACTTTTCCCAACGATAGATCGAGCCGCTTCTTTGGCGAACTCGGTCTTGCCCATTCCCTTTGCGCCCGTGAGCAAAACAAAAGGAAAACGTTGTGATTGATTCTGAGAGTCGAGATAGAAATCGAACTTCTTCTTGACATCAGTTTGGCCGATTAGGTTGGAGAAACGAGCTTTCATTAGTTTAGTTGGGTCAATTTGAATTCAATAGCGGGAGCAATTTCTTGTTTAACTTCGCTAACAATGGGTGAGATTGTTGCGACCGTCAAGCCCATTTTTTCAAGCCACACGCGAGAAACAGGAACAGGAATTTCTCCGAACCGTTTCAAGTCAGCGATAGACACGTTTACAAAAGAGGTGCCACCAGCGGGGCGACCTCTGCCTTTTTTAATTGGTGTTTCATTCATACCCCAGAATTAAAAATGATTTTTAACCTCTGGTCAATACCTTTTCTTAAAAAAAGATTAAAAAATCAAATGTTCCACGAAGCTAAAGATGTTCCACAAAAATGTTCCACAACGCAAAGATGTTCCACGAAAAATGCGCCATAACCGAAACAATGCGCCACAACCCTAAGAATGCGCCACTTTACTCGGTTTTCTTTTCTTTAGCTGCGGCGAGTTTGTTCTTCCAGAACAGCCAGCCCACTCCTAAGATGAACCCTAGCACCACCACTACCGTCGCCAAGTACCTGCCAATAGACGAAGTTTCCTGTGGTTTAACCACCAAGGTCTCAACGGTTGGCACTTTCCCAACTGGAACAATATCAGTAGGCTCATTATTTACAACATTACCATTCGTGTTCTCATTATTAACAGAAATAGTATTCGTGTTTGGCTTTATTTTATATGAATTTAAAATAGCTTCTTTAGTCTTCTCTTCTACTAGCTTATTCAAATCACTTTCCTTTACCATAATGTACTTTTCGGCATTGAAGCTCACCACTGCCGGGCGCCGGACAGAAGGTGCCGCTTCAACCTCCTGCTTATTTACGGCCGGGCTGTTCGTGTTTGGCTTAACGAATATCGGCGCATTTTTATTAGATACAGTACCATCTGGCATCTTCATAAAAGAACTGCAACCACTTAACAATAAAGATAATAACACTATATTTACACTTTTTTGGTTCATGTTTAGTCCTCTTATATTTAGCTTATTTCAATTCGTGTTTAGATGTGTATATTTACACTACTGTATTTCACCTTTTGCTTTTAGTATTTTAGCATTAGCTAAATGTAATTCTTTTACCTTTTCTTTGTTTTCTCCTTGATATGCAACAGCATAGTAGTTAGATATCATCCATTGATTCACTTCTATACCAGAAGGTGTTGATATCTTAGCTAAGATGCGGCCAAACTTTTCATTAGGATCAAGTTTAGTTTGCACATATATATACTTATCCTTGAGTAATACTTCTTTTAGTTTCTCTTTAGATAAAATGCCTCTAATCTTTTCTTCTTTATCTGTTGTGCGGCTCTCTGGAGTGTCAATGCCTTCTAGTCTGATGCGCTGTTTGCGCAGCCAAACGCCAAAGCCAAGGTCAAAATCGACCTCAATTGTGTCTCCGTCAATGACTGCTATGATTTCTGCTTTATATTGATACATATTAAAGGGTTACGTCGTTTTGTGAAATTACTAAAGTGTTATCCGGGTCAGGGTATTATACCACATTATATATCTATTGTGTTATCTTTGATTACTTTCTTTAATAGCTTTTTCGCTTTAAGTTTCTCAAGACCAGCTTTTGCTGACTTGAAAAGGTCTGTGGTTGCTTCATGTAATAGGCTATAAAATTTTGATATTGTTGTATAAATTCCGATTACCACGCTCGCGCACAGCGCGATTGGTAACACGATGAATAACAAGAAGATAACTATTGCTGTGTATGTGATTAAATATGGGAAAAACATAAAAAATATAGGTATATTATATAGGAGAGATAATAGTGAGAAGAAAAAATTTTAGGTGAATTTTAATTATTTAAAAATGAGAGTCGAGGTAGAACCTTAAAAACACAAATCAATTACTATCTATCTATTATCTATCTTATTCTTCTCTTATTATCTATACTATATCTTACCTTATATTAGCTGTATGATTTGTCAAGGGTTTTTTGGGAGAAAAAGGTTATTTTTTTTCGACCAGATCGGCTAGGTAATCGTTGCGTGGTTTTTTGATGGATTTTGGGGCTAAAACCTTAGTGTTTTGAGGCTTTCTTTTTGTCTTGAAAGATTTGGGCTTTTTCACTCCTAAAACAACGCTATTTTCCTTCAATTTTTGGCTCACTTTTTCGGCTTCTTTGCTATCAATCGGAAAGTCGCTATATTCTGTGAGATTTTCAATGAAAAAGTCATCATTTTTCTTAGCTTTTTTGATGTAAAATAATTCAGCTAATAATACCAGTAAAATAGGGACAAAAATCAACGCAAAAAACGCTATTTCTGATGGATTTGTTGAGACGTTCATAAGTAAAATTTCTTCCATAAAAATCTAAGAAGCTAATAATTTGGACCTTCTGGTTATATAGGGTTCGTTATTGTTTAATTACACAAAAAAATACCCCCAAATTACCTAGTTGGCATATTTGGGGGCACAAGGGATGTAGTTGAACGTTTGTAAATTACTTTACAAGGCCCGACAAACCACCTTGAGACGCCGCCAGCTTGTCTTTAACGACCTCCAAGATCATTTGAAGGCTCGCTTCCATGACTTTGTGTTCCTTTGGCGTTAAACGAGCTTGCTCATAAAGAGCCGCGACATTATTGAAAGCAACATCTAGTGTGAGTTGCGGTTGATTTTGTGTTTGATTTTCCATAGTAGTGTACAGTTACTAATTTATATTAAAGTTTGCCACGCATTTTGTCTATACATTTCTTGATAAAAGTTTTGTCTTTTTGCATAGCGCGAAAGAAGAAGTATGGGAACCAGATGATCTTTGGTATCTTCACGACCTTCAAGTTCTTACAGTTGATAACTTGCTTTGGAAGTTCAGCGTCCCAAATTTCAATAACAACAGTAGAATCGTCTTCAATAGATACATTATCAATGGTGCCATTTCTTGTGGGTTTTGTCCAAGGTGTCCAGTAGTTGTCGTACTGGCCTACTTGAACTGTGTAGGTTTTGCCTTTGCGAGTGAATAAAATATCTTTTAAATTCCATCCATCAATGCTGCCTTTTATGGTAATACCGTTGTTAAGTGGATTTAAAACTATGTTAGTGAACGAGTAATCTAAACCGCGAACAGCGTCGATACAATCTTCTTTGCCGCCATCTATCTTTACTCCATTTACTTGAACGTTCTCGCACTGCGAGAACTTCATAACATCATCCCAGTCAGCAGGATTAAGTGGATTTTCCCATGCGTCAATTAAAAGGTTTTTCTCTTTAACGAATGATTTGTAGTTTGTGTCTTTTTTTTCAGAACTCATAGACTCTAGTTTACACTTAGAGTCTTTAGATGTTTAGTTAGATGTTCTCTAAGGCGAAAACTAAAGCAACAGCTTTGGTTTGGGCGTCAGTGCAGCCAGCTAAACCGTTGTTCCACTGCCATCTCCACAACTCGCCGTCTTGCCATAACTTTAAGCGAAGCCCCATACTAGAGAGCAGAGAGGCTTTAGCACTTAAAATATCATAGGTGCGAGGAGTATTCATCGTTTGCTATTTTTCATAGCTGAATTTATTGCTTCGCGTATGGTTTTGTAACCGCTTGTTGTGTTGCGGCATATAAAAACGGCATCGGCTACTTTAGGGTAGTCAGTTGGAAGCTGCACTTTCCATTCGTAATGGTCTCCTTGTTGGTCGAGCCAGTTGAGCATTTCTGTGTCAGTTGGGGATGTAGGTGTTTTGTTCATTTGTTATCCTTTAGCGCAGCTTGCCACGCTTCAATTCTTTCTGCTGTAATTAATTTGTCGTTTCCAAAATAGTCGCAAACGGGGCAACACATCGCCGCTTTTCTTTCAGCATCGTTGTGGTGAACGCAAGTATGCGCCCAACTGCCGAGAGATTTTAGCCTCACACATTCAGCCTCGGCTTTATCGGCGCGGTTGACGATTGCGGTCATACGCTCGCCGAACAAGTGCGCGATCTGACCCTCGGTAAGCGTGCGGAGGCAGTGAGCGTGCAGGTTGTGCGGGTCTGCGAGCCATTCCTTAAACCGCTCCACCTCGGCGCGGAGGCGGACGTTTTCGGAGATCAAATCGTCGGCGTGTTTGGAGTGGTGCTCCACCCAGTTTTCGGCAATGGCCAACTCCGCATTCGCGGCGGTGAGTTCGCGTTCGAGTTTTTCAATTTCCCTAGCAGCCCACCACTCGCGTTCGTTTTTTGGCACGCGACTATCCAGTATTTGCTGTCGTAGATCGCCAGCGGGCGTGGTTTGGCATGGTTGATCAGGTGAGTTCATTTGTTTTTAGCCTTCTTTTCTTGATTGGTATGAGCATCTTCAAGAGCATCGTCCAGAGCTTTATCGTAGGCTTCAAGAGCTTTAATATAGGTTCGTTTGTACGGCTCAAGGGTTTTAAGGTGTTCGTTGTAAGTTTCCCTAGCCAATTCCATTTCGATTTTTAATTCTTTTAAAGTCTTCATTTGCTAATCTCTTTTTTAGCTTCTTTGATGATTTGATTCATTCTGTCGGCATCTAATGTGCGGCAAGAACCAATATAATTTGGGCGAAACTCGTTACCAGAGTCGCTTTCTTCTGTGGTCTCAAGCAAAGCTATAAACTCTTTCCATAAGTTGTTTAGCTTATAGGCTTTAGCTTGGATTTCATCGAAAGTATGATGTTTCATTTTTTGGTCTCCCGTTCTGCGAGCATAGCGTCGGCAATTTGAAAACATTTTTGGGCTTGGTCTTTGCGCGAAATTTCATAAGACCACGGCATACCCGCCAAAGCCTGACCTGCGAAATAATCTCGTAACGTCATTCCGGGTTGAGAGTAAAGCGGATTATGGCATCCTTCGCCAGTCATGGGGAAAGCTGGTCCTCCGTCGTTGATTTGCGGTTTCATTTGCAGCTCTCTTTCCATTGAAAAGTGGTGCTCCCATCTGTCGAGACAACCCAAGTTGCATGGCCGCGTTTTACAGCTTCGATATTTTTTTGATCTCTTTCTAGCTTAGAGCCTATAAAAGTACCAAACATAAAACAAAGAGCAGCGAGAACAAAGAGGAGAGCAATTATAGCTGGAGTATCGTCTTTCATGTATTTTTAATTGTTTTAAACGGAAGGCGCGATTTGAGTGATTGGTTCGATTTCAAATTGAAAATTAAAATTTGTTTTTTTCATCTCGTAAGCATTATTCAAATAGTAATAACCATCAAATAATTTTTCGAAGCCCAGCTTTTTCCAATGCTTGATTAACTTCTTTGAAATAGCTTTTGTTTCTGATTCTGTTGTATTTTTTGCAACGTGCTCGTCAAGAGGATAAGGACAAAGAACAAAAACAGAGCAATTTTCGGAGCGTTTTTCCATGAAGTCTTGCATAACCATCAAAGAAATGTCTCGTCCACGCCATTGTTTTTCAATAAAGAACGATTCTACGAAATAAATTGAACCAAAATGGTCTTCAAGTTTTGAGGTTTGGTTTTCCTCAAAGATATGATTAGCAATATCATTTATATTTTGATCGTGGTCCATAGTTGAATAAAATTCAAAATTTGGATCTGCTTTTATGACTTTGAAGTTTCCTATCAGCTTTGAAAGAGTATCGTCCAAAGATTTATCGAAAATATCAGCATAAACTTTGCCTTCGATCTCAGTAATACCTGATGGTGCGTCCATACTGGAATAACCAAGTGAAACGCTGGTTTTGAACTCATAACGAACTTCTGCGGTTGTTTTCATGTATTTTTAATTCTTTTTAATTGTTTTTCGAGTTGTTGAATTTTTTTGATGGCGAGATCGTAATCGGCTTTACGCACAAAGCTACGCCACCGCGATGCGCCAACTGAACTTGAGGATGTTGTCCAAAATAAATGTGTTTCAGCTTTCTTGTCCATGTTTGGATACAACTTGCATAAGCATAAGATCGTCTTGTGCGTTAAGTATTTTCAATACCGATTTGAGATTCGGTTTAGCTGTTGATATATGTTCGGAAATGTATTGGATATCACCAAACGCAACTGATTCACCGTCGTTGTTACTATAAAGCATATATATATTTTTCATTGAATATACAGTGTCAAAGTTTTTGCGAAAGTCAAACTTTAACTAACCTATACTTGACCCCATCCACTTCAACAACCTTACCTTCACAAGATGGCTTGGGTTTGATGTATTCATTGAATTCTTTTTCGGTCATATCTTCACCATTAACATACCATGCTTTATGACCATCAGTATATTCAATAGCTGGACCATCAAGGCGATGGAGTTTACCATCAACATACCATTCTTTAGAGCCATCAGCATATTCAACAGCGGGTCCATCAAGGCGATGGAGTTGGTCTTTATCGTTAGACCAATAAATGTTTTTATCTTCGTCAACAATTACTTTATAAGTTTCCATGAGCAGAAGAGTAGAGCGGTTTTTACAGAAAGTCAAGATTAAATTTTCGTAACAAGTTGTTTTCGTCATCTGGGTTATTCTTCACAACCTCGATCAGATGAAAGATGCAAGATGGATTGTTCTTGATAATCTCATCATCCCATTTTTCATAATCGTAATTGAAGAACTTTTGAATGTAACGATTGTCAGGGTTAAGTTTCATACTTAGAAAAGTAGCAGAGTTTTTGAGAATGTCAATAGTTTTTATCCACAAAAAACGTTACCAATGAATTTTTTGTCTTTGAAATACTTGGCGGCAATTAAATTGAATTTAAAATAGGAGTCTAGCATAGAGATTGGAAGCGCAGCACTAGACAACGCAATGGCGCGATCATACGCAATCTTCTTGGCCAAGTTCTTATCGAAAACGTCGCCGGTATTAACGTTACATAAAGACCAACCAATGCTGTAATAGCCTTCAAGAGATTTTGTTTCAGTAGCGGCAAACACGCCAACTTTCTGATTTTTTCGATTGTAGTGGTAAATATGAAGTCCTTTTGGGAACTGCACAATTTCTTTTTGTTTGTTATTCATGTGTTATGTATTTTCCGCCTTTAACAACTCTTACAGAGTCCATAGAAAAATAATCATCCAAATGATCGCAATGTAAAAAATGATATGCCGGATATTTTCTTCCGTTCCACTCAATAAACATTTCTCCGTTTTCTTCAATAACCTGTGCTATGTTACAGTACATATGCTGATATCCATCTTCGTCCACTCCAGACCATTGAAAGTCCAATGTATCAAGATGCTCCGCCTCAAACTCAGGAGAAAATTTTGGTTTAAATTTGATTTTCATATAGTTATGAAGTTTGTGAACCGTGGTGATCAATAGATTTGTAATTCTTAGTTTTCATCTTGGCGCGAAGTTGTTCCATAGATACTGGAAAGTAGTTCCAGCAATCTACGCCAACATCGCAGCCAAGAGCATTTGGGTCGTCAGGGAGAGTGCCGTGCGAGTGTCCGTAAAGTTGCCAGCTACCTTTGTGACTGCCGTTCCATACTTTCATAGCATAGTGACACAAGATAATCTTTTGTTTCTCAACTGTTACTTCTCGGAGGTATGGTGTCCCGAACTGAACCGCTTCATTTAGATAGCTTTGAAGCTCCAATTCAATATCAAGATACATCTTAACAAGACGTTTATCATGGTTGCCTAAGCAGAAATGAATTTTGCCATTTAAGCGACGAAGATAAGGAGCGGCAGGACCGCCACCCACAGCAAAGTCGCCAAGATGATACACTGTATCTTCTGGACCAACAACACTGTTCCAGTTATGAATAAGGGCATTGTCCATCTCTTCTGTCGAAGAGAAAGGGCGTTTGCAGTATTTGATAATGTTCGCGTGCCCAAAATGGGTATCGCTAGTAAAGAATGTTTTCATTGTAAAATGGTAGCCGAGATGGGAGTCGAACCCATAATCCCTAAAGGGCAAGCGATTTTAAGTCGCTTATGTATAGCCAGTTCCATCACTCGGCCAAAAAGATTTGTAATGCGATAAGTTTTTAGTAGAAACGATTGCCTATTGGTGTAATATACAGTATGAGAAAATACAGAAACTACACTGATGAGCAAGTTATTGATTTGGCGAAGAAAGTCAAGAGTATTGCTGAACTTCTTAGAAATTTAAATTTAAAATGCGTCGGGGGAAATTACTACACAATTCATTCTTTAATAGAGAAATTGGAAATAGATACTTCTCATTGGACTGGTTCTAAATGGAATAAAGGTAAGAGATTAAAAGGTTGGTCTAATTATTCTAGAGCGTCTTATGTAAAACCGCATTTAATAAAAGAAAGAGGTCATGCTTGTGAATCTTGCGAAAATACTGAATGGTTAGGGCAACTAATAAAACTTGAAATTCATCATGTTGATAAAAATAGAACAAATAATGATCCTTTAAATTTAAAATTGCTTTGCCCAAATTGTCACTCCATTACTGATGGATGGAGGAAAAAGAATTAAAGTCAACACTTTTTAAGGAGATTTTGATTTTAGTTCCTGAAATCTTTTAATCACATCGTCAAGAATTTTTAATTCTTTTGCGTTTCCTTCGGTGGTATCTTCCATCCATGAATTTATAGCGCGAAGTTCGCAGACGTGCTCAAACATATCTTCTGCCATTGTTCGCCAATCATCTTGAGTTAAGAGCAGTTCGTGAATCAACTGCGCTGCACTATCAGGATTTTGTTTTGTCCATTCGGAGTTCATTGTTCTTTGTAAAACCAAGTGCGATGTTTTTCGGCGACCCATTCGTGACCATAATCAGTTGTGCAAATTATCCATTCAACATCATCTGGCACTTCTACGATACGAATACAAACATGAAGAACAGAAAACCTTTCGCAACCAATCTCTTCGTAAATCTTTAACAAAGTTTCATCGTCGCGTTTTAAATTATAAAAAACAACTTCGCTACGAACATATTTACCGCCAGCGTAACCGTCGCCAGCGTAACCGTCTTCTATTGTGTAAGGAATACCTTTCGCTTTGAGATACATTTCCTTAGCTTCCAGAGACATATAGAATCCGCCAACTTCTGGGTTTATGAGTATTTTTTGCATATAAAAATGGAGCTTCAAATCGGAGTCGAACCGATGACCGCTCGCTTACAAGGCGAGTGCTCTACCACTGAGCTACTGAAGCTAATTGTTTTACCAACGATCTCGTCTAGTAAAATAGTTTGGGCGATTCCATAAGTGGCATAGCACTATTATGAAAATCAAGATTGATAACATTAAGTGTAATATATAATATGGATAGTCCCCGATTATTACAAGCAGATATACATAATAATTATAGCATTGTGTCTGGAGATTGGTCTAGCTACAAGACACAAATCACTGGACTTTACTCTGCTACTGGTTACGCTGCTTCTGGCAATGGAACTTTCGGGGACTTCTCCGATCATTTAGTTAGAGAATACAATCATAAGATTGATGTGTTGGGAATGCCAACAGGCTTATTTATTCGACCTTTTGATGCTGGTTATAGATTAACTGGCATCGCTATCAGTTGATTTGCTTTCTTGCTTACCTTTGATGTAAGCGGACATTAAGACGCAGTAGTTTAAGATGTCCAAGATAGCATCTTCATAGCTTTCGTTTTTAACCAAGAGCTTTCCATCTTGGGCAAACGTGCTAAGACGAGATACCTTGTCAATGATACGAACAAGAAAACCTTGTTCAGTAGTGCAGACTCCCATAGCTTCGCACCGCTGAAAGTTGGCAAACGGAACGTCGCCTTTGCTCCCAGCATAGTCGTTGTTTTTGGCTTGCATGATCTCAAACGCTCGCTTGCAGAGCGTTTGGTGATGCTCAAACAGGTCTTGTCTATTCATGGTGAATAAAAATTAATTTAAATTATTCGCCCTTGATAACTTTTGATCTCACCCTAGATAGTAAAGAAGCAACGTCTTTAGAATCCACCACAACAGGAACGTTGCGCTGAATCTTGCCAGAGTCGTCTTTAAAGGCGTGAACGATTTGATAAGGCTCCTCTGTTCGCGCCGTTTCTGAGGTGAAGCAATGCGCCGCCCATGCTGCGGCATTGTCCAAAGCGAAATCATAGAAGTTAATGCAGTTGCGAAGCGTACCGTCTCGTTCAAGATTCCAAATCTCAAACCAGTTCTTGTTAGCTGCTACTCCATTAGTTGTGAGTTGTAGTGTGTCCATTAGTTTTGTTCGTGAAAAGATTGCTTAACAATATCGTGAGGATATTGCGTTCTATCAATAGATTGAAGCTCATTTGCTCTGATAATCATGTAGTGATGAATAAAATGGCGAGTGTCCCAATCTAATACTCGCCCTTCCTCTTGAGGAAGCCCTTGAAGGACTTCATCAAGATTCAGGTTGAAGCTCAAGCACAAGGCTTGAATCTTACGATAAATGCCGATCTCTTTATACTTTAAGAGAGCAAAGGCAATATCGAGTTCAGTCGTATTCGCATTTTCTAGTTTTTGAACAAGTGGATTAAGTTTCATATCAGAATGACTCAACGATCACCGCGTCATCCGTGCTGACGCGAGAGCCATCGGCACGAAGAGTGTTTTCGTTGGTGTCGTAGCCCAACTCAAAGATGATGTCAGCAAGCTCATCGTACTCAACATCATATCCATTAATAGCATCGTTCATAATACTAGACAACGATGGATAAATTTCATTGTTGATAGCATTTTCGATGTAATTGCCAACTTTAAGTTTGATAGCTTCGTGACGCCAATCAATGTCACGAGAATCGTTGTTATCGTCCACCCGTTCAGCTCTATCGAGGCCACTATCATCGACGCTATCGCAGCCGCACTCGTCGCAATCATCGCAATCACCTTCGTTATAGATAGGCTCGCTGATCTCTTTGCGCTCTGGAGTAATGTCAGAGATAACTTTGTACTTGCTCACGCGCAGTTTTTGGAAAGAGCAGTCAGTTGGAACGCTCACAGCATCGGCTGGATTAACCTCCACAACGAGCAAACGTCCAGTTGGCCCAGCCCAGTTCTGAGCGTAATCAAAGCTACCAACGTGCAAGCCAAACGAGCAGTGATTGTCTTTGTTGTCGTCAACAGAGCGACGAGCAACTTCGATAGTAGAGCCAATAGCGTTCAAGATGTGACCTGATTCGTTCACTTTGCCTTGAACAACAACGGTTGAAGTGTTGCCGCTGCTGGAATAAAAATCATTTTTAACTCCTTTGTAAGCGAGGAAATTTCCTTCTGGCGTGATTGGAAGCGACTTGTAAGACAAGAACGAATAGAGTTCGTTGACTGAGTTGGCCGAAACGTTAGACATGAGATTGCTAATGAAGTTTAGCAAAGGCTCAGCATCTTTAGCTCCAGCCTTCAACAGCTCAAGCAACTTCGTTACAACAACGCCATGTAGCTTTTCAGTGCCATAGAACACTTCGCCATCAGCAACGCGAAGTTTGCCATGAGAGAAGTTGACGATCTTGTGCTCAACGCTCACAAGACTAGGAATATCGGCATAGTTCGCGTCGATCAAGGCTTTGCGTAGAGCAAAGAAGTTTGGATTAGACTTCTCGACGGTATAAGGACGACCATTAACGAAAACGGTAATGGAATCATCGCGCATAATGTAGGCTGGCTTATTCATATAGATAACTTAGTTTAGTTTTGTTGTTATTGTTTATCAATCAGGGAAATGTAATCGACCATGTTTTTGCAGTGCTCTTCGTTATGGTAACCATAGTAGTTTGAGAACATCATTACTATTGGATACTTCTTAACGAGAGCATCATACTCAGCATCAATTTTGGTTTTGTCAATAGTTTCTGAGGAAGATTTGTTGGTCATGCGAAGTAACTCCATGAAACTCTCTTGTTCAAGAGAGAATTGTTTATCAGTTACAGGTTCAGTTCCGTAGAACATATTCAAAGGATGCTTCTTGTCAAGCCTATCAGCAACATTTTTTACGGAACTTCTAAATTTAGATGCGCGATAGTTGTTTTCGTGATTTTGAGAGATCACGCTGCCGTGCATTTTTAATTGTTTTTTAATGTAATCCTCAACTAGAGTTACAAGGTTGATTGCTTCGTCGCCCAAATTTGAATCATCTTGAACACCATAAACATGAGTTTGGTCAATGATTTTCAATTCATGCAACTTGTGAAAGAACTCGAAAGAGTGATGTCTGGTAAATTCTTGACCAGCAATCTCACAATAAAAGCGGCGATCTTTGTTTTGCAGTTTAACGTAATAAAACTTACCTTCTGGAAGATTAGCTTGAGTAACAAAAGGTTTGTAACCGTAAGTGTCTTTGGCAAATACAATGCGAGCCTCAGAAGCCTTCGCTTCGTCAGATTTCAATTCTTTGGTAGTAGAAGAAAGGAAAATGCGATTGCAAGTAGTGTAAGAAGTTAAAAATGCTTTAGCTTCTTCTGGAGTAAGAACAACGACGGAAAAACCTTTTTTGTCTCCAAAGGTTGAATTTTTTTGAATCCAGCGAGCTTTGGCGAAAAGACTCTTTTTTTTGTCCGCGATGAGAATACAATAATTGCTGTTAGAATAAAACAGTGAAGGACTAAGACTTCTCTTGTCGGAAATGCTAAT